GAGAGCTTCGCTAGCCGCAATCCCCTTTCCAAAGTTGCATCCCAGATTCACGCTGGTAAACTCGATTTAGTTGCAAGTCGCAACGAAGTTTCGGCCCACCGAACAATAAAGTTTCGGCGCGCCGAACAATAATTTTCGTTGCAACGTACAACGACTTTTCGGGTGACCGAAACTAAAAGTGCGCTGCGCCGAAACTAGAAGTTCCTCATAACAAACTCATTTTTTTCTCATGACCAAACATTCACGATAGTAAACCAGACATTTGAGATAGCGCATATTTACGAATCAATGCACATTTGGGCGAGAATGTCAACTCTCAACCCTACATCTAGGGTTTGCGGGCCGGTTTGACAAAAACGAGAATGTGTGCTCTGCCCCCTAGATCGCACGCTAACGGCCTAGACCCCCTTTTGGTACCCCGTATGCCCAAACATCAATTTTCGTCCACGAGCGGCCGTTACAGGCAGGTCCGGTAACCGACTAGTACCACCTCCGACCACGGTAAACGCGCGTTACACACGCCTCTCGGTAACCGTCGAAAAATGGCCGCTCATCCCACATATTGGACTTCACAATTTGTCAATCCGCACGCCACGATGTACACTCCGCCGACCCTCGTTTGTACCAACCATTGCTCTGCTACAACCACTGGTACAAACCGCCCACTGGACGGATGTCTAGACACATGTCTACTCAGGTAAGGCTTACCTAGTAGTTGCACATTGCAACTACTATGACTCGCTACATAATAGTTGCAACCCTCAACTACTTTGTACCACTCATTGTACCAACCACATAGTTGCAACCCTCAACTACTTTGTACCACTCATTGTACCAACCACATAGTTGCAACTATCAACTACACTGACGCCGGCGGGTAGTTGCAACCCTCAACTACACTGACGCCGGCGGGTAGTTGCAACCCTCAACTACCCTGACGCCGGCGGGTAGTTGCAACCCTCAACTACACACACCTTTCTATACCACATGAGGCGCGTGATACCACAACTAGTACCACTAGTCAATGGTTTGTGAGAACGATCACAACCGCTAGACATAGCTAGTACCACCCGGCTAGGTTCGTAGTTGTTAGTTGTTAGTTAGTTCGACCGGGACCGCAATCGCGGTCCGCGCGATTGAGCCGCCTCTAGGCCGCGCGCATCTACGAAGGTCGCTAGCGCGCAACAACAACCTATCTACTACCTAGCGCGCGGATGGTTCCCATTACCCGCGACGACGGTACTAGTAGGACAATTGCACAGGTGCGCGGATAGGTTCATCCGCGCATACCGATTCCGAAAAGATGGATGACCAGCGCTGCGGTAGGGCGCCAGCGGTCACACGGATAGGGTGCAACACATTAGGCGCAGTGTTTCATAGATAGCGGCAACTACTCGTAGACTTGTCCGAGTAATCGTGAACGGGTTACATTGCGCAACGATTGAAAAGGTGCCGATTGTATATCGGATATGCGACCCTGATCAATCTTGGAATTGATTAATCGAACCGACAGGTTATCAATTCCGGCGAATAACAATTAATTAAGATCCATTTAATTAATTGTTTTCGCTAAACCGTTCAATTCCGAAAAAGAATTGAACGGTTTATCGGAAACAATTAAACCGAAAACAACACCGAAAGGGTTGCCATGAAGCACAACATCAACGGGCACGGCTATGGCGTTCTGCGCGACGTGAAGGTAACAGCGCGCCAGTCCGTTACCGCAACACGTCCGACCCCACTATCAGCCAACCTTGGCAACACCGGCGCCGAGTTGAACCAGATCGACGCCAACAACAACGAGGCCATTAACAAGAACAACTGGCACCTGGGCGGCGACCCCATTGTGTCGAACGATCCCGACGAGCTGGCGCGCGCTTTCTACGCGAAGCGCGAACGTGAAAGGATGATCGAAGACATCCAGAACGCACCTGTGATCCGCACCCGGCCCGTTCGGCCCGCGCCGAAGAAGTCCGATTCCCGTATCGCGCGTGAACGCGCCGACCGTCGTCGTGCCCGTAACAAGGCACGCCTTGCCCGTCGTCGCGCCGCGTAGTAACTGAAAAGTGGTTAGCACAATGCACGCAACCGTTCGCACTAATGCCCGTGTCTTCTTCACGAACGAGCCGCATATCCAGGGGACCGTAGTCGAATATCCGGCCGTTGATCCAGACGGCTTCGCGCACGACAACATCGTTAACGTTCTGTGGGACACAGGCGACTATGACCTGGTAGACATCAACGACGTGACCGTGATCGACAACTGATCTAGAAGCGGGTGTACCAGCGGCGCTCGATGTTTCACGTGAAACATCGAGCGTTCGCGGGAGTCATCCGACTCGCATAACCAACACCGGAAGGGTTGCAACATGTTTTCAATCGTGGCAGAGCGCGAGGTTGTCGTCGAGGCGTTCACAGCGTGCTGGACCGAGCGACAGACAAGCCGCGTGATCGACGCTATGCAGGCGCTGACCGTAATCGGTTGGGTACCGCGTCGAGCACGCGAGGACTGGGACGACGACGAGCTCGCCGAGGTTAACCGTTGCGTGGTCCTCGAGCTCGAGCGCGACGAGTGCGACTACAGCTGTAGCTACATGGAGCTGTGGTTCGATGCCCAGGGCGTGGTTCGGACCTCGCGCGATGACAGCGGCTGGGCGCACGAGTACGTCAACAACCGGCAGGCGTTCTAAAAGCGGATGTACCAGCCGCGTAGGGCAGTGTTTCACGTGAAACACTGCCCTACGTTTAGGCGGGAGTCATCCGACTCAGCACAACCGGCACCAACACCGAAAGGGTTGCAACAATGAGCAAGACGATCAAGCGCAACAGCGCCCGCGTGACCAACCAGGACCACCGAGGACGCCGACTCCGGCGCGGCGAAAAACGGGAACTCGAGCGCCTCATGGCGTCCGGCGTGGAACCGGCGACCACTGGCTGGACACGTTCGGACGTGATCAGGTGATCTTCCACGGTGGGCACCTTTTCGTCGTGTTGGTCATCGCGGCTATCGTGTGGGCAACGTTCGCACGGCGGGATTAGGCACGGTGTGACGTAGATCACACCGTGGTAGTACCGGATTAGTAGACACTGCCCTACACAACGAGGTAGGGTAGACGTAGTTCAACCGCCCAGCCACCATGGCGGGCACCAAACCAGGAGGTAACAATCATGGCACGCACCGACATCTTCGACACCGACGTCGACTTCGACACCACCGACTTCGACACCACCGAGACCAACCAGGAGGACAATGTGACCGAGAACACCGCCGACGACAAGGCCGCCAAGGTCGCCGCAGCCGACGCCGAGCACCTGCCCGCAGTCGAGGCGTTCAAGCAGGTCGTCACCGAGGCCGTCGAGGCGGCTGACCCCAGCACCGGCACCGTGGACGCCGTCGCGCTCGAGAAGGTGGCCGAGGCCTACCGGAACGTGACCGGAGGCATCAAGTACAAGAACCTCGCGAAGGACTTCGTGGACGAGTCCATGAAGGCCGCGCTGCCCGCCGGTGAGTACATCAAGGCGGTCTCGTTCAACGAGGTGTCGGAGAAGCTCCGCACCACGAAGGCCGCGCCGAAGGCGTCGGCACCGAAGGTTGACCCGAAGGTGGCCTTCGGCGAGCGCGTGGCTATCCTGGAACTCGCGACCGAGCTCCTGACCAACCGCGTGCCCGAGGAAGCCGAGGGCTACGAGGTGCCGAGCACCGAGGCCGCGTTCAACCAGGCGAACGAGTGGCTCGACTGGAAGGAGGCCGACGAGGAGACCCGTGGCGACGAGCCGGAACTGACCGGCATCGCCCAGGCCGCTGTGAAGGTGTTCCAGGGCAAGGGCGTCGGCGCGCGCCGGTCCAGCGGTGGCACCCGAGCACCCTTCACCGGAGTCCGTCGCAACGTGGGGAACCACATCGCGAGCGCCTTCGAGGGGGTCGCACCGGGCACCTTCCTGACCGTGTCCGAGATCGTGAAGCACCGCTCGGAGGAGTACGGCGATGACGCGCCCAGCTCGGGCGCTGTGTCGGCCCGACTGTTCCCCCAGGGTGACGCCAGCCGCTGCAACATCCCGGGCATCACGCCGGGAGTCAATGCGGCTGGTGTCAAGGGAGCGACGAAGAACTAGCACTACCCTACCGGGCAGGTGACCAGCCTGCCCGGTAGGTTCGGCCGAGTGCCCGACGCGTAGCGAAGGGTGGAAGGATCAGGGCACCCACACCTGCGTGAGTTCGATTCTCACCCGGCCACTAACAGCCCCTGCCATCATGGGATGTGGCAGGGGCTGTTCTCAACCTAGTCCCAGTCACCACCGAAAGGGGAAGCACACATGAAGATCAATTCGTGGAAGAACAAGAAGGTCAACCTCACCAAGCGCCGTCCTCGTCACGCCGCCGAGTACGGAACCGAGGCGGTGCCGACCTTCGCCTACCCACACGCGCAGTTCATCATCGCGCAGCTCCAGCAGCACCAGCCGATCCAGCAGCACCAGCCGATCCGGCGCACCGCATGAGGGTTACCCGCTGCGACGAGTGTGGGGAACTCATTGACCCGCTGTGGTCCTGGTGCGAAGGCGCCCAGCGGTACCTGTGTGACGACTGCTGCCCCCCAGACGACGACGACTTCGAAGAAGATGACTAACCACTACCGAAAGGAGTGTGCGTGATGACCGACACCACCGCGCCGACCGCCATCGACACCACCACCGACACCACGCCGACCACCACCTCCCCGGCGCCCAGCACGACGGTGGCACAGCCTCCATCCGTCGCGGATGCGTTGCACGACATCATGGTCGAGGCCGCGAGGCTCAAGACTGAGGTAGCCACCGAGCTGACCAGGCACAACACCTTCCTGAGCACCACAATCGCCACACTCGGCGACCTCGAGCGACGGGCACAGGCGCTGGGCATCAGCTCCAGCGCGACCGTGAAGTCCCCGACCACTGGCGGGAAGGTGGCCCAGCGTGTGGTGAAGGCAGGCCCCAACAATCCAGGCGACGGCCGCTCGCGTCGAGTCGCAACCGACAAGCAGGGCTGGCTCATCAACAAGATGTGTGACGAGAAGTTCGCACGAGTCGAGGGTGGCATTCCGACGATGCTCGCTGCCAGCCAGATCATCGACCAGCTCAAGGCGCTCGAAGACGTACCGCAGGATCAGCGTGATCTGTCCACCGCACTGACCCCCGCGCCGGAAGAGGAGAAGGTCAAGGACAAGCTCGACATCAACGTCTTGCGGATGATCCCCAACGGCAGGTATGCAGTCACCGCCGACGACGGGAAGCAGACGGTGTTCCTGAAGGTGGCCGAGCTCAAGACGAACGACGGCACCGGGCAGAAGTACCGAGACGTCAAGTACAAGTCGTCGGACAACTGGCTTCCGCTGCAGAAGTTCTGGCCGAGCGGACAGGTCACCGGCAAGAACTCCGTGCACGGCAGCGTGGTCGCTGACCTGTTGGTGCAGGTGATGATGGACAAGGAAGGCTGCGCTGATCGTTACGGCGAGCGCTTCGAAGAGTGCGTGAACTGCGGACGGGAACTCACCGATGACCGCAGTCGCTACTACCGACTGGGCAGCGAGTGCATCCAGCACCGTGACGACATCGTCGAGTACATCGAGAACACTCGCGGACCGTGGGTGCCGGGAGCCGCCTCGCAGGACTGATGAAGAAAGAAAAGGTGGCGGCGTTCATTCTCGGAGCCTGTATGGTGGGAGCCATATGGACTGCCGAGAGTGCGTCGTCCCCTGCCCCCGAGGAACCTAATGAACCAGTGAGTGTACCAGTACAGGTGACTCACGTTGTCGAGAAGGAGGTGCCGCGTCCGGTCGGACCCAAGTGCAAGTACTACATGAAGCATGTGACTGAACTGATCGAAGGTCAATCGGTTCTATCGGAGACTAAGGGGAGGATGAAGGAGGTACTTGACGAGCTACAGGTTAACCTCCTGACCAACGACCCCTTCGTAATCAAGCGACTGCAAGGAGAGATGAACGGACTTCAGCAGCAGATGAACAACGCCTGGCACAGCATCGGCGAGGCGAACGCAAAGATCAGCCAGTACTCACCGGGCATTGATGACCCCTGTTCCAAAGGAGAATGATGAAGAGACTGAACCTGCCCGACGGCACCAGCCTGACACCAATGAACGTCGAGTGCCCGGCGTGCTTCGCACGCGCTGGCAAGCACTGCACCGTTCCTATCAACGTGGACTTCTCTGGCGTACCCGAGCAGCATGACCGAGTGCTGATCTACGGCGAGCATCCTGCCGTCGTCATCGAAGCCGACGACGAGGGTGCAATTGTGCTGGAGTCGGACATGAGCGAAACCTGGTTCAGTTGGGACGATCTGGAGGAGTGTTCGCCGAGCGACAGTCGAGTGGACGTGATCTGGTTCCACCTCGCACGCGAGTCCAAGCTCGACGAGATCGCCCGCGCGATGGAGCTCGGATGAGTCTCCGTGTCGTGGCCGCCGAGGTCTACGAACCAGCGCTGTCTGGCGAGTGGCTGCTGCCCCCACGACTGGAGATCATCCTGGAGGGCGTGCCCGACGAGCCAACCCACACCGAGCTGAACATAGGGGACTTCAGCATTATCCACCGCAACTGGCTGCAGTCGATCTACTGTGACACCTGGAACGACGAGGACACCACCGAGTGTGCGGCGATCTTCAACAGTTCGATGCACACCGAGGACAGGGAGCCAGTGTTCCCAGTCACAGTCGCTGCCAACACAGAGGACGGTGGCTTGTGGCAGGACTTCTACGTGAAGATCAGTCGGGTGCAGCGGATACTCGCACGGCTCGAGAGGGAGACCGGCGTGACTGGCTACGAGCTCCTACCAGACCCAACCTATGCAGCGGAAAAGCGGATCAGCTACACGCTGGTGCACCCCGAGCGGCGCTGCGTCGAGTGTGTGCACGAGGTTGCGCAGTCATTCGCCGAAGACGAAGCCTCGCTAGTTCCAGTCGAGGACATCCAGCGTGGCTGTAAGCTGGTGCAGGTAGCTGCACACCGACTCGTTCCGCTGTGCTCGTTGCACACCAGGCGTCGCAACTACTGGGAACAATTGCGACGGGAAGAAAGGATTTGACAATCACTGTTAATGTGTGGTAGTATCACCATCGTGAGCCTGACCTACATCTTCACTACCGAAAAGGAGTGCACCACATTATGACCGATTACCGTAGCCGCTCGTGCCTGACGTGCCACCACGCAGTCTCGGCAGCGGACACTGCGCAGCAGACCAAGCTCTACGGCAAGCCTGTCAACATCGCAACCTGCCGTGTGCGAGGGGTCGTGCTGTCAACACCGCGCATGTCTCCCGAAGAAGTTCGGGAGCGTTGCGATGAAGTCGGCGCCAACTGCTCGTCGCACAACAAGCCAAGCGATGAGTTCGTAATCGCACTGAGCATCGGAGTCGGCGCGCCGGATTCGCCCAAGAAGCGCTCGGCTCTGGCCAAGACCTGCAAGGCGTGCTACTTCTACATCCCGCCGGTGTCCATCTCTGACAAGATCGGCATTCCGATGGGCGCGTGTGCCAAGTTCGGCAAGCTGATCCCCGACCTCAAGGCGGCGCATATCGCACGCAACTGCGGCGAGGCTACCCGAGCCGAGGTCACCGACGTCGATGCACACCGGCAGATGCTGCTCGACTCGCTGCACATCAAGCCGGGGCTGGCGAAGTACCTGACTCCACACGACGCGCCGCAGGTGATGGACAAGGACATCATCGACAACTCGATCGAGCCGAGCACCTATCCTACTGACCGGCCAGTCACTGAGAAGCAGGACGCCGCAGGTATCAGAGCTTGGCGCAAGCTGACCCAGGGCGACAAGGAAGTGTACATCCCGGTGTTCAAGCGGGAGTTCTTCAGCCCAGTGGAGCAGGCCAAGATTCCGCAGACTGGTAGCGACGAGCACCCAGAGACCTACGTGGATCACATGGGCCTGGCCTTCACAGTGTCGGCATTGTGGTTCCACCTCGATGAGACCCCGGCACTGCATGGCAAAGCTGGCACAGGTAAGACGGAGCTGTTTCGCTACATGGCATGGCTCATGCAGATTCCGTTCGAGCGCATCTCGATCACCGGCGAGACAGAGAAGGACGACCTGGCTGGCAAGATGCACTTCGAGAACAACGAGACGGTGTTCAAGGACGGGCGGCTTGTGGCCGCCTGGAAGAAGCCGAACATCGTTGTACTCGATGAGCCGAACACCGGGCCGAACGAAGTGTGGCAGTTCATCCGTCCGCTCACGGACAACTCCAAGCAGCTCGTGAACGATGCCAACGAAGGCGAGATCATCGAGCGTCATCCGTTCTGCTTCCTCGGCATGGCGATGAACCCTGCCTGGGACCACCGCAACGTTGGCACGCAGGTCATCGGCGATGCTGACGGCTCGAGACTCATGCACATCTTCGTGGACATGCCACCAGAGAACGTCGAGCGGGAGATCATTCGGGCACGGTGCGCACTCGACAACTATGACATCGAGGACAGCACGCTCGACGCGATGATGGCGATTGCTCGGATCATTCGCGAGCAGAGTGACAACGGCGAGCTGCCCCTGACCTGGGGTGTTCGCAACCAGATCAAGGTAGCCCGAGCTACAGCGTGGTTCGGCTTCGAGCGCGCGTACTCGTTGGGTGTGCTCGACTACCTTGAGCCAGAGACAAAGGCGATGGTCCTCGAGACCGTACGACAGAACATGCCGAAGGGAGGCCTGCAGTGACCAAGACGCTGACGCGCAAGCAGCAGGCCGAGTTGGCTGTGCGGAAGTTCCAGCGCATGATTCCTTCGCTGCGTGTGTACGCACGGAAGATGTCGGGCAACCCCAAGCTCGAGCTGGTCGCCGGAGTGTCCAGCATGACCGACGGCGACACAATCTCGATTGCCCCTCCGCTTGCACTTGGCAAGCCGCAGCGGCACAACGGCATGTGCAACAGCCGGGCAGATGGTATGTCCGTCTGCCCGGCGTGTGCCGCCCGGGAAGAGCTGATGGAGATTCTTCATCATGAGATCGGGCACATCCTGCACGGCTCATTCGCCAAGGTCAACTACAGCCACGCGCTGAACATTCTCAATCAGCGTGATGGGTACTGGCACAAGCTCGCCGAACCGTGGCTCGAGAGGATCACGAACTCGATCGCGGATAACTACAGCATCAACGACAAGCCGATGATTGCGCATGTCAACTCGGCGCGTCACCCTTGGCTGTCGATGCTGATGCTGATTGCCGAGGACATCCGCTGTGACAAGGCGCGTATAGACTTCGACCCCGACCAGGAGGACGTGTTCCTGGCTACGAGTGAGCGCCTCCTGCTCGAGGGTGTGGACAGGCAGGACGGCTCTGTGCAGCACTACATTGACCTCGAGTTCGATCAGCAGTTGTGCATGGCATTTCTGTTCGCATCTCGGTTCGACGTCTCCGACCTGGAGGGATACTTCGAGGACGAAGTGCTGGCATTGGTGGACACCAGCGAGGTGCGCAGGATCATCAGCGCAATGCTGACTTCGCCGGGTACTGAAGAGTCCTTCGCGCTCGCGCTCCAGGCGTTGGCATACTTCAACGACAACGGACACATGACTGTCGATGAGAACGACGACGTCGAGGAGCTGCTCAAGGAGCTCATCGAGCTACTCAAGGCTGTGTTCGGGCACGGCCTGTCTATCGACGGCAGTGATGACGCCGATACTGATGGCACCTCGTCGCCCAGTGTGGGCGGTGACCAGATGCACGAGGGTAAGGGTGACAGTGAGGGAGACGGCCTGCGCCCCGAGGACATTGCCGAGGCGCTGGAGGCACTGAAGCATCTCGACCGTGTGCCTGTGAACGTGGCTCCGCCTCGTATCATACCGCCCGGCGGTGGCGAGTCATCGAACAGCTATCGCGGAACAATCGAGCGTGATCGCTTCAAGTCTGACGAGCGCAACCTTGTGCCGGCACTGTCGGCGGCACGTGTTGCGTTCGGTGAGAACGCACGCACCCAGCGTATGCGCAACCAGCGCAGCGGTAGGCTCGTGGGCAAGACCATCGCAAAGCGTGTGCCGTTTGGTGATGACCGCATCTTCGGCAAGAAGATCACGCCGGACAAGCGGGATTACGCTGTGGTCATCGGCATCGACATCAGCGGTTCGACCACGGGCTCGACACTGGAGGAAGAGAAGTTCGCAGCACTGGCAATGGCCGATGTGCTCGGGCGACTCGGTATCAAGTTCGAGGTCTGGGCGCACACCACCGGGTACGCCAGCGGCTACAAGCTGTACCCCGAGATGTACCAAATCAAGACAGCCGACGAGACATGGGGCGACAAGCAGCGGGACACGCTGCGCCGACTCGGTTCGGGTGGCGGCAACCTGGACGGACACAGCCTGCAGTTCTACCGCAAGCGACTCGAAGCAATGCGGGCAACGGATCGCATCTTGATGTACTACACAGACGGTGCGATGCCTGCCACCAATTACGACGAGGAGCTCGAGGTTCTTAAGTCGGAGATCGCATACTGCGCGAAGAACCGCATCACGCTGATGGCAGTAGGCATGGGCGTTGACTCGCCTACGGAGTATGGGTTTGACACCTGCCAGGTGAATAGCCCCAAGGACTACCGAAAGGTGGTTGAGCATCTGGGAAAGAGGTTGCGATGAACCAAAAGGGGCCTGACGTTAATCCCGCGCACCTGCGCTGCCGCATCTACGGTCACGACTGGGATGCAGTTGGTGACATCGTGTTCACCACAGAGGGATACTGGGAGACCCTGCTCTGCGACCGTTGCGGTGTGCGGCGTACAGCACTGATTGAGCGTGGCACTGGTTACGTTAAACGGCGCAGGTACAATTACCCAAAGGGGTACCAGATCAAGGGCGGCGTAACCCGTCAAGAGCTGGGCAAGATTCGACTACAGGTAATGAAGGATGGAGGTTTCAAGTCGTGAGAGTCAGCATCGAGATCGAAGACGACAGCAACCAGGATGAGATCGAGCGGGAATACCGGGTGGAGATGTTCTCGAACCAGGACCTGCAGGCCAGTGAGGTGTTAGTGATCGCGGCCGAGGCTGTATCCAAGATGTACAAACTGAAGACCGCAGCCGAGCGCGCTGCGGAGGCCGAGCGGATGCTCGAAAGCATCACCGGGCGCACCCCATCCGAGGACAAGGGGAAGGGCAAGAAGGATGGCTGAGTCATTTCGGTGTGCCATCCTGCACACACCCTACAAGCTGGTGACCCCCAACACCTGGGCGACACTCGAAGATGCAGTGCGGGCGATGAACGAGATCGACCGTGCCAACATCTTCACCACCATCGAGCGGAAGAATCCCGAGACTGGTCGGTACGAAGAGGTGCCCGACCATGAGTACATCGGCCTGAAGATAAGGCTGCTGGACGAACGAATCAGAACTACCAGGAGGTAACACATGACAGACAGCAATCTTCGCTTCAGTCACCGGGACTGCAGGCATGAGAACACCGGCGCAGCTCGGGCCAAGTGCCGCGAGTCCAAGCTCCGCAAGCTCGAGCTCAAGGGCGGACTGAACCCGCCGCCTCGAGAGATGGGGATCAGCGAGCTTGCTGGTCTGCTGGCGCAGGCACTCGAGGAGAAGCGTGATGTTGAGCGCCGACTCGAGGAGGCGGAGGTCACCGTCGAACTTGTGCAGGAGTCGCTGACAGAGCGGATGCTGCATATGGAGCCTGCGCTCACCGCGGACGGCGAGCCTCCGGTCATCGCCTTTCGCAAGACATGGCGCAGTACGCCAGACAAGGCATACCACTACGCCGCCATCGGCATCCCCGAGACTCGACAGGTGCAGGGTACTCCGAATTGCGGGGACACATCGTGCCCCGGAGAGACAGAGGTCCACCTCCGGTGGCACCTGAGCTCGGGGTCTTCCGCCAGGTACGACCCGGTGGAGTGGTCGGAGCTCATCAAGTTCATGGGGGTCGGCGGACTCGAGACCTTGCAGGTCCTGCGCGCCGGGTGAGTTCGCCCAGCCGAAAGTCCCCGGGGGACGGGTTGTGTGGTCCGTCCGTTATGTGGTACTATGAACACATACCGGGCGGACCACCACCCTGACCACCGCAAACACCACCCAGGAGGACACCATGACCGCGGCCACCGAGCTCGCATTGACCGACTACGCCGAGAAGCGGGTCGAGCTAAAGACCACCGAGTCCGACGAGTACGTCGTCGGCACCGTCGCCAGCGCCTCGCCCGAGGCTATCGCCTTCAAGGAGAAGGGTCGCGCTTCCCTTACCCTCATCACCAAGGCGAACATCGCAGACATCCGCATCGCCCTCGAGACCGAGCCCGAGATGAAGGCGCGTCGCCTGAACCTCGTCAACCTCGACACGGTGAAGCGTCACCTCGTGGATCGCCACGGCTACGCGCTGGCAGATATCAACCAGATGTCGCCGGAGAATGCGCTGGCTTTCCACGACGAGATCGACCACGCCCCGCTGTCGCACTTCCATGCGGACCCGCCTTCGAAGCGCGAGTCCGACGCCACCAGCGAGGGCGACGAAGACTGACTCGGTAATGCCTGGTCCTCCACGGGACAACTGCCAGGCATTCGGGGCAGAGTAATGTAGGCCCGAGCCAAATGGATCTTGGCTCGGGCTTACATTCGGACCCAAGGTAGTACCAGTTATATCTCAACCGACAACCGAAGGAGTACCGTATGAACATCAAGAAGATCGCACTCGCAGCGGCACTGGGCATCGCGCTCGGAGCGCCCGCTGTTGCCATCGCACAGCCCACGCACGCACCGGCCAAGGTGCCCATGCCCTGCGCAATCGAGATCGGACCGGGACAGTTCGCACCCTGTCCGCCGAAGGTCGAGCAGGTCGGTGGCCCGGTCGCCAAGGACCCCGGCTCCCCCGCTGCACCCGAGACCGTGGTGGAGACGGTTGTCGAGACCGAGGAGGTGGAGGTCGTCGTGACCGAGACCCCCGAGCCCGAGCCCACCGCACCCGTCGAGACCGAGACCCCCGAGGAGAACTGACATGAACATCACCGCCAAGATCGCCACCGCCCTGGGCGCAACCGTCGCAGCCGCAGGCATCATCGCCGCCCCTGCGCAGGCAGTATCGGCCGACCAGTACGATGACGTGCGTATCTGGATGTGCTCGAACAATGGAGCGACAGTGGATATTGACTACACCAACAGCTACGGCAACAGCGTCAGCAAGACCAACGTCCGCTTCGTCCGAGGTCATGTCTCCCAGGACGGGAACGTGCACTGCATCTCGAATGACTACCGAGTCTATGACGAGTACGGAAGCTACATCCACGCCTGGGTCACCGACAATGATGGCGGCTACGTCAACTGTGCCATCTTCCTCAACGGTCGCAAGGTCTCCGAGGCCGAGGACAACAGCGACTACTACAGCAGCGCCGGCTGCTACTGATCCCAACAACACCAGGAGGTAACCCCTTGCAAATGACAGCGCTCGCACCCAAGAAGTACAGCTTCAGTGGCACCCGGAAGGCACGTCGTGTCCTGCCCGGAACGAAGATCGAGTTCCAGTACCAGGGCAAGTTCATCAAGGACATTGTCGAGTCGGTGTTCATCATGGAGGGCAATAGACTCGTGTTCAACACGGTCGGTGGTTTCCGAGTGCCTGCGGCCTGGGAGCAGGCCTTCCGGGTGTGGACGTTGGACGCCTGATGCAGGGGCCCCCGTACTACGCAGGTCCTGAGGAGCTGGGGTACTACACCTACCCCGACTCCGACATGGACGAGCTCGCTTACCGGATACGATCAAGGCTCATCCCGATCTGGGACGAGCTAGAGGTCCCACTCCTTCCCGAAGAGGAAGAGATCGTGGAGGCAACGGAGTTCTGATGTACCCCACCTGGCCGGAGATATTCCCCACGGTGAACCAGCCAGACCATGAGCACCACCTCGACTGGACGTTCGAGTGTGGTGCTCATGGCTGCACCTGGGTCACCTACCACCGAAGCAATGCAGGCGCACAGGCAGAGCGCGAGCGCCATCACGATAACGGCACATGCCCATACACAGAGGTTCGAAGAATCCTCGACGACGAAGGGAGGCTCATGCCTGCGGGAGCTAGCATCATCGAGAAGATCTGGGACCAGCTGGACAGGGTGACGAAGTCCATCATGGAGCAGCGGCCACGATTCAAGAACGACGAGATGACCGAGCCCGAGCTCGAGGGTTACTTCAAGCTGCAGGGTCAGGCGCAGGGGCTGGCCCACGCCATTCACCTGCTGAGTGTTCCGCACTTCGAGGACGTCACTGCCGTGAGCAAGTGGGCGCTCAAGCGTTACCGCATGAACACTGGTGACATCGAGTTCATGGACACCCCGGGCTGCAAGGGATACAATCCAATGCCTCTGCCGTCCAGGGAGGTGGGCAAGCCGAAGAAGGTTAGCCCGACTGGGGTCGTGTCATCCTCCCCCAGCGACAACCCCAAGACGGGGAAGTACAAGGCCCTCACCGACGACGAGCGCACGCACCTGGTCAACATGGTCCGCAAGAACATACCCGCCGGTGCCATCATCGGCATGTTGAAGATCAGCGAAGAACAGTACGAACACGAAGTCGCCAAGCTCTAGCGTTTGACATTTACCCGTGCATGTGGTACTATTAGCTGACACAAACAAAGGAGCATACATTTGAGCGAGAACCTCGAGCAGTTGGAGTCAGACGCAACAGCTGCTGTTCACAAGTGGCTGATCGCAGCGGGCGCTGCTGATGAGAGTGACGTCGTTGCCTGCATGTCCATCTCACTGCGGCTGGCATCGCCCTTCAACAAGGCGGAGGCCTACCGCGCCGCACTGGTTGGAGGTACTTACGCAGAGGGGATCGGGCTCGCCACCTACGCCAGCGGCTTCTACTCCGCAAGGATGATGGAAGGTTAACCTTGGCGAAGAAGGGACCAGAGCTGTGCATGTTCTGCGAGGCGGCGCCCTGCGAATGCGATGGGGTGGCAAAGCCGAAGGCCAAAAAGAAAGCAGCTGCAGGAAGCCGCCGAGCAAAGAAGGCAGGAAAAGTAGCGCCAGCTCAAGCGACTGCCGCCCAGGAAGCCGGAGAAACCGTCCCGGAAAAAGACGAAGCAACTGAACCTGTTGTTCGAGCTGTCGAACCTGTACAATCAGAACTATGGGGTTCTGCAGGGCAGGGCAAGTCGCGGCGACGCCGCCGCAAGATTCCGCAATCCAGTATCCCCGAGGCCAGGGCAATAAGAGTATTCGCCGATCTTGGGATGCTGAGTCGTGATGAACTCAGGCGGCACGCTGACAAGATTAACCCGCCCCTCAGCGGGAGTCTCACCAAGTACATCGAAGGGAGGGATGAACATGTCTGTGATTGGCCTGAAGAAAGCACTGGCCCAGCTTGAGGAGCCACTATTCAAGCCCGAGGAAGAGGGGCACTACCGCAACCCCTCTAACATGGCTAACTACCTGACGATGCACGGGGGCTTTTATTCCTCGAAAGTCAGTATGACTTCGGGCAAGTTTCCCATTGTGGACTCGCGGGGGCTCAGCGCGGTGGCTGACGGTGAGATCACAATCTGGCGCGATGACACCAAAGCGCAAGGTGTTCTGTTCAATGTGCCACTCGAGGCAGTAAACCGGGTGTACGGCACTTTCATGTATCCCCGTGCATTCGGAGGGGCGGGAGCGGTTGCTGTGTACCGCTTCGAGATCGCCGGTGAGCGGATCACTGATCCAAACTTTGTAGCAGATACTCCGAATCCAACCGACTGCGTCATAGCTGACACTCTAATGGCGGCGATCATCAGTGAGGCGTACTTCGACTGGCCGATCGCATACACTCTGAACGATGATTCAGATGTAGTGTGGCACTACGCACGCTTCCGTGCGAAGTTCGAGGAGGACACCAATACCTACAAGGTGATCGGTTTGTGCCGCCCGTTCTTCCTCGATCCAGAACCGCCGTCAGCCCCCATCAGGGTGGTGGACACCATCGCCCTGAACATAGGCGAGTTTCCCAGCGACTACAGACTCCAACCAGAGACGCTGGTGTGCGCATACATGGCCGCCCTGGATGGAGTTATTGACTTGGGCATCGGGTTCGACTATGACTGCCACTGGTGCAATGTGAGCTACTCCGCACTCGACCCCATGAGTAGCGACCGTGCGGTCCTGTCGGTCGTTGGCGGCTGTCGTACCTGCGTCCTTGGCGAGCGGCCATCATTCGATGACGACATTCTTCCTCAACCCTTCTAGATAGAAAGAGAACAATGGCTGAACCGATATACTGCTGCACTGTGTGCGGCAAGGACAAGCGCCGAGACGAGTTGACCAGCAAGAAGGCTATGTTCGCTGGCATCGGGAACGCTTCGACCGTGTTCAGGTCTCGCGTTGTCGAGTGGATGTGCGACGATTGCCTCGGCAAGGACAAGGACTACAACTACCCACGCGATATGTCTCGCACTGAAAGGATGCGGAATGCGCGCGCCAGGCGGGCACAAAACCTCCAGAATGAAGTATAAGGGCAACGCACCGGGCGTCTTCGGTGAGTCGCGCCGGGCATGGACAAGGGCATTCACCCTCACCGCAGTACTCAAGCTCATGCCCAAGCCGCGAGGCATGGAGCCTGGCACTGATGTACTGGTGACAATGAACAACGAGTTCGGGAAGATCAGCCTAGAGCTGACCCGACTCAGGGTGGACGAGCTGACCGCACTCAAGGGACTGTTCGACATGGCATTCGCCGAGGCGTACCCAGTGTGTGCACAGCGTGACGCGATGGCACTCGAGGCATTCGAGAACGGGTCGGGAGACTTCGCTCGCGTGTACCGAGACAACGTCACACTGTGGACCCGCGAGGGCGAACGCTGGGCGGAGGGTGGACACCAGACACTCCGGCGAGAATGGGAAGGCCCCGACCCGAGTATTGTCACCAAGACTCACGTGCCTAACATGGAAGCTCTTAGGGCATCAAAGGAAGAGCTGAAGGAGGACACCTCCTTTAGGGATACACCAACCGACGACTGAAGGGAGATAACATGTACAAGACGGGGTTCTGTGGCATCGGCCATTGCGAAGGGACTGCTCCGGTCAGCCCGTCTGGCAAGCCGATGAAGGTGTGTACATTATTGGATGTCTGCCAGTGCAGTTGCCACACCAAGTTCAACAAGATGTACGAGGCGGCAGGTGCCGAGCGGAGGCTGCACCAGAACCCAAACTACATTCCGGCAGTGTACCCAGATCTGTCGGAATACCTACAACCCACAGAAGAACTTGACGGTGCTCCATTGTCGGGGGTCACCACTACCACCGTGGTACGGGAACGTCCGAGCGAAATTGCTCCTGGGCTAGTGGAATTGGCACCCACCTACACCGCAACGCCCACCGGCCAGCGGCGGCGGGGACAACTCGAAGCAGAGGTCCAGCGCGTGTGCCACCAAGGCATGATGGGCGAGTTCGACGAGTTCCTCACACCACAGTTCATTGCCCAGCAGATCGACCCAGACAATCCCCCGAGCACCGGAGCCATTGGCGCTGTGTTCAACCGCTGGGAGCGGATCGGTTACGCGAAGATTCATCGCAAGCCCCTGTACTTCCAGCACCTGACTGTCGAGGGAATGCGCGACGGGCTCGAGGCCTGCCGTCGCCGTGCGAAAGGTAAGTGATGAAGGACAGCTTCGACGACTACATAGCTCGTGTAGAGAAGGAGGATCGCAAGGCGCAGGCCAAAGCTGAACGCTTCTTCAAGAAGAAGGAGAAGGCCCGCAAGAAGAGGAAGCGGACTGGGCGTTGACCACTCGTTACCGGCACATCAAGATCAAGCCGGGGTCCTCAACCACCGCCGGCGAGAAGGCTAGCCACTGGTACTGGTCAGTGCACGACAGCGAAGGTGACCCAGTCGGCAGGGGCTGGGGAGAGTACACCCCACGCCACTGCATCGAGTCGGTGTGCAGGTTGTTCGTAAGCAGCAAGGAAATCTTTTACTGGACGATCATCGAAAGGGATCGACAGACACAGGAAGTACGCTCGATACTGTTCGCCGCACGACCACACGAAGCGTACTCTGCATATCAGAAAGCGAGGTAACCGTGAGCATCACCATCCCACAGGCACCCGAGAATGTCGTCTGGACCGGCACCGAAATCTTCGGCGACTGCCGGTACGTGTACGTGCGCTTTGAAGATCACAGCGTCAGCATCGCCGCACCTCAGAGCATCCGCACTATGATGCTCCAGCTCCAGCAGGAGAGCATGAAGCGCCGTACCCCCGAGGGCAACGGCGGAGCGTACGCACTGCTCCTCAACCCCTGGGCGGCGGAGCAGGTGTACAACTACTGCAACGCACTGATGTTCGGGGTCACCCGAGCTGGCGTGAACATGGAGGAAGTTTGCAGTCGGCACTGGAAGCCAATCCGCACTGCCGACCAGTCCGCCATCACTCCGGTATGAGCTCCTTCGACGAAGACGTTATGACGTCGGAGGTTCACTTCCCGGCGCGTGAGTTCTTCTATACCATTCAGCAGGTCGGGCTCATGCTCGACTGTTCGACCGAGTACCTCGAGGAGCGAGTGCTGTTCCTTGCGGGCCGTTCAGTCGGCTCGATGAAGAACCGATTGAGGGCAATCAACATCGCCGCCCCGGATCAGAAGCCCATCTGGCGCGTAGCCGAAACGGACTTCAAGCTCTGGCTTAAGCATAAGGGGATCAGATATTCAGAAAAGGTGAACAGCCGATTGATGGCAAAGAAACGTCCGCAAAGTTTCGGTTGACAAACCACCCAATATGTAGTAATATAAACAGGTCGGTAGGGATACCGTCACGAAACACCGCGAAACATATGAACCAGTAAGCCAACAAGAAAAGAGATCATCGCATGACTTCTTTGCAGCCCAGTCAGACCACGGGTACTGACGTTGTCGAGTGGGGCGGGGAGACCGGCCTCGAGGACTTCGACACCCGCGACCTGACGATGCCCCGCCTCTCGATCGACCATCCCGAGGCGGCATTCAAGAACAGTCAGACGGAGGAACTGTTCTCCGAGCTGACCGTCATCCTGCTCGGCCTTCACAAGTCGCGCATCATGTGGGGCGAGATGTCGGACGGACCCGACGGAGACCCGCCGCTGTGCAAGTCTCCCGACTTCCGCAACGGTTTCCCCAACATGGACCCGGAGCTTCCCGAGTCCAAGCAGTTCCCATGGGCCGCCCAGGACGTGTACACTCCGGCAGATGCCAAGCCGTTGCAGGTCGGACCCGAGGGTAACCTGCTCACGATGCCCAGCATCGGCTGTGGTGACTGCCACTTCAAGGAGTGGAACACCGACCCGTCCGGCAAGAAGCCCTGGTGCTCCGAGGAGTGGACCTTCCCGCTGCTCTACCAGGACCCCGAGGATGCTGATGCCTGGTTCCCGGCACTGTTCACCATTCGCCGGTCGGGTATCAAGAACGCTCGCTCCTACGTCACGCCGTTCGCGGCCAAGAAGACCCCGATCTTCACGGTCGCAACCAAGCTCACGCTCGACGTGAACAAGCGCGGCATGGTCAAGTTCTGCACCCCGGTGTTCACCAAGGTTGCCAAGACCTCGCCCGAGTCCTACAAGGACTACTTCGATTCATTCAAGTCGGCGCAGGCTTACCTCCTGCAGTACCCGATGCCGCGTGTCGATGACGACGCCGAGGCCGAAGCTGCCACAGTTCCCGATGGAGACATCCAGAACAACGTGATCGACGCCGAGGTCGAAGAGGTTGCGGCAACCCCGCAGCCCAAGCCAGAGCCCGCTCGTCCGCAGCCCAAGCCCGAGTCTGCTCGCCCGCAGCCGCAGCCGGAGTCAGAGGACGTAGTCATCTCCACCAAGGGCAAGGTTCGTCCCCCGGTCACCGACACCGCTCCCGCAGCGGGCACGGTGCAGATCGACGAAGATGAGGAGCCTCCCTTCTGATCAGGCTTCCCCTGCTAGAGTGCCGATCACTCGCTGATCAGTAGGATAGGATGAAAAGGGAACCGTCACTTTGGCGGCGGTTCCCTTTTCATAGTGCCCACAGGACGGAGGAAACAATGGCATCGGAAAGCCTAGAAGAGCGGTTCAAGAACTTCGTTGACCAGCTCAACGAGGAGCAGCGCGATTCATTGCGGAAGTTACTAGAGACAACCGCCGTCACCGCCTGGACGGAGGCCGAGCGGGAGAGCAAGCGCAGGCAGTACAACCTGGAAAAGACTGGCATTCGATCCGACACTCACACCTGTCGAGGGTGCGGCATCGACTTCGTCAGTCTCGAAGAAGCAGTCAATACGTTGGATCGAGATGGAGGGTGCGTCGGTTGTTTTCACAAAACGAAGTGGGGGTGAGGCGTGTTCCAACTAATCAAGAAGCGGACCGAGTCTTCCGAGGTTACCGTTACCGAGAAGGAGACCTGTTCGAGGTCTGGAGTACCTCAGTCCCCTCCTCTGTCGCCGAGGCTCTGGCGTACATCGACTGGGTTGAGCGACATTTCCCCGGCTATCCTGTCGAGTTCCTCGAGGGCAGAAACGAAGAAGGAAGTTACGAACCGATCCAGTGGGAGCTACTTGATGAGCGCACCGGCAAGCGCACCCCCTTCGTCCCCAGCATCCTTCGTACCAGCTAAGCCCCGTTCGCGCGGCTCGCTCGACTACTGGATTCGTCCCGAGATCGAGCTGAAGCCCTACCAGGAGGAGGGCGTGAAGTGGCTGAAGGACAAGCGGGGCGCGATCCTCGGTGACGAGATGGGACTCGGCAAGACCATTCAGGCGCTGTTCACCTTCGGCGTCCGCATCTGGGCTTCGGTAAAGAAGAATCCCGAGAAGCGCTGCATCATGGTGGCGGTGGTCCCCGCATCCCTCCGCATGAACTGGGCGGACGAGATCGTCAAGTTCACCAAGCTCCCATACTGTGTTGCGACTGGCAACATGATCGACCGCTTCAAGCAGATCGAAGAGTTCAAGAAGATTGACAACCACAAGATTCTGGTCCTGAACTACGAGGCACTGGGTGACCACATCCAGCAGCTCAACTCCATGACCATCGACTACCTTGTGGCCGACGAAGCTCACGTCATCAAGAACAAAGAGACGAACGCATACAAGAACATCAGCCAGATTGCTGCACGCAGTCGGCTCGCCATGTCTGGCACACCAATGACAAACCAGGTCGATGACCTGTGGACCCTGCTCGACTGGGTGACCCCCGGCGAATGGGGAACGTTCGCTGGATTCAAGGCGAAGTATTGCGTACTCGGCGGGTTCAACGGCAAGCAAGTCATGTCCATCAAGAACGACCGGCAGCTCAAGGCTCGACTGTCCCAGGTTATGCTGCGTCGTGAGATCGACAACGTCATCGACCTGCCCGAGGTGCAGATCGTTAAGCGCATGGTGTCTCTGGTAGACCGACCCCGCGAGATGTACAACTACCTCGCCACCGAGCACAAGCTATCCAAGTACGTTCCCGGCATGACCGAGGAGGATGACGAGAAGCTGGAGTGGCCGATGGTCCGACAGCTGCGGCTTCGTCAGATCTGCGCCTCGACATGCACGCTGGTGCCGGAATGGGATGAGTCCCCCAAGCTAGACCTCGCCATCGAGGACGCCTGTGAGATTCTGGACAACGGCCACAAGCTGATTGTGTTCAGTCAGTTCACGCCGGTGCTCGAAGCGTACAAGCGTCGGCTCGAAGCTGCCCGGCCAGGCACCCCGGTCTACGAGATTCACGGCAGGGTTGACAAGGACAAGCGACAGGGCATCGTCAAGGAGTGGGAAGCCGACAAGGAGCCTGGAGTCATCATCGGGATCATCAAGGCTATGGGCGTGGGCCTGAACATGACTGCTGCGAATCACGCACAGTTCATCGGCAAGGAGTTTAGCCCCGGACTCAACGACCAGTGCGTCGGACGCCTGCGTCGTGTCGGATCGGAGCGCCACAAGTCGATCCATGTCTTCGACTACATGGTCCGCAACTCGGCGGAGTATCGTGTCGAACAGATCATCAAGGACAAGGAACACTCCTTCGATACGATCATCCGAAACGGCTCGGCGAAGGGTCCTGATGGAAGCAGCTTCATGGATAAGCTCAACGCCGCACTGGAGGGAACGCTATGACGCAAGAGCAATACGAGGCACACCAGCCTCTGTTCACCGGGTGGTTCAAGTCTCGCAAGGCGCAGCGCGTTCTCGACAAGATCGAGTTCACACTGCTAGCCCAGTTGGTAGATGCACGTCGCATCTTCGCCGACGAGCAGCGGAACCACAAAGACTTGCTCCGCAAGAAGGCCAACAACGGTTCGGTCGTCGTGCCCGAAGCTCGATATGTCGAGGCCAAGGCGAGGGTGGAAACACTCGAGTCTGTGCTCAACGACCTCAACGCGATCAAGTTGCAAGTGTATCTCGGGGCATGAGGGCTGAAGGTTGCGCTTGGAAGACGCGGGGGTGCGAGTTTCCAAAGGACCAATACGCCGACATCGTGCCCCTCGATGTGAAGATGTTGAAGCTGGGCCGGTGGGACTTCAAGTACTCGTGCGAATGGGACAGGTACTACAGGAACGCGCCAGCCTCTACTAGAACCAGGAAGATATGCGATCAGTGCGCGGAGGTTCTGTGGAAGTACATGCTCGTCGAGCGCACCGAGAGTACCAAGACAGACGCTTACTACGAAAGGATGGACAGTGAACGTCGCACCCGAGCGAGACATGCTCGACACAAAGAAAGTGGCGGCGATCCTCAACGTCACGACCGGACACGTGCGCGAGCTGGTGAAGGCGGGCAAGTTTCCGAACGCGCACCGGCCAGGGAAGGGGTATCTGATTCCACTTCAGGACGTGCGCGACTACATCGTCAGCAGGGACAAGGAGAGCAGATGAGCAAGGCAGTGTTTATCGACCTCGAGACCACCGGCCTGAACCCGGTAACCGAGGAGATCATCGAGTTCGCCATCATGGTGGTGGACACAGACACCTGGGAACAGGTCGAGGGTCAGACCCTGGCTGGTCTTGTCTTCACTCCGCAGATCGTCCAGCGCCTGAATGACGACAGCTTTGTCAAGCCGGTGCGGGAAATGCACAACAAGAACGGGTTGTTCCCTAAGCTCCGCAAGTTCATCGACAGCGGCACCGCCACCAGCACCTACGAGGAAGTCGAGGCCCGCATCCTCGGGCGTCTCAAGGACTTCCAGATCAAGGGCCTGCCGGTATGGGGAAGCTCGGTTCACTTCGACCGCAAGTTCCTCGAGCAGAAGATGCCGAAACTCAACGACTACTTCCACTACCGGGTGGTGGACTCGAGCTCGGACATGGAGCGGCTCAAGGCAACCCGCCCCGACCTGTGGAATAAGATCGACAACGATCCGAGTAAGTACGTCAGTCCGCCGGATGCGCCGATCCACCGCGCACTCGAGGACCTGCGTCACTCGGTGGACCTCGAGCGTCGCATTGCCAAGTGGGTCACCGGACCGGCTGCAGCCTGCGCCGACCTGCAGGGAGCTTAGCGATGGCTGCGATCTGCTCCAGCAGGGAGCTCAAGTTCAGCAACAAGCATCCCCAGTACCGAGGTCTCAAGGTTTCTCACCTCGAGTCACTCATTGCAGGGCTCGACGGGGATCAGGATATTGACTTCAATGTCAGCGTGGTCAAGGACGACCGTGGTGGCGTGGATCAGGTGACAGTTACTCTTTCGGTAAGGACGTGATGTGGCGACTGTTGTAGAGTTCAACAACGCAACACTGGCAGACGCAATTAAGCGTGCCAACATCGTTGCCCCTACTCGCGGGCGCGAGCTGGATATGTACAAGGGCTTCGTGTTCGACCTCGACCCCGAGGAGGAGGCAGTCATCCTGCGGACCACCAACGGCGAGCTGTTCTACACTGAGTTCCTGTACCCGAAGGACATGGAGGTTGACCAGCCCACGACCTGGCGCGTCGCCTCCTCCTCGACCCACGGTATCGTCTCGAACCTGCCGATGAGCGGTACATGCAAGTTCAAGGACGAGGGCGGCAAGCTCCGCATCACCAGCGGTCGCATGAGGGCTAGCACTCCTCTGATCCGAGGTGGCGACTACCCCGATCAGGCGTCGTTCATGTTCGAGCCCGAGGGTATGTTCCAGATGAAGGGCTTCGGGTCGCGCCTCGACCTGGTCGGCTGGGCTGTGTCGTCTGATGGGCTGCCGCCCAGGGCGGGTGTGTACATGGACGAAGAATACCTTTGCGCATCGAACGGCAAGCTGGCTGTTCGTGTGCCCAACGAGTACAGCTTTGCTGACGGGCGCAGCAATGTGGTGATGCCTTACAGCATCATCGGCCCGATCCTCCGCAGTATCGAAGAGCTCGAGGTCGGCGTACTTGGGAACAACCTCATCATCAGCCCAACCGAGGACATCTACATAAAATGTGGACTGTTCGAAGAACGGTTTGACCCGGTGAACAGAATGATGTCGAAGGAGCACGAAGCCTCGTGTTCGTTTGACAAGGAAACTATCGTGGGTGTACTATCTAGGGTGTCGAAGATCGGTTCGTCAGACCGACAAATTGCCCTGGACCTGTACATCGCCGGGGACATGATGACTCTGGCAATCAAGGACCGCGACTCTGCCGAGGAGATCGAGGAGTCGCTCATGCTACACGCGGAAGCTGAGCATGATGACATGGTCAGGTACCTGTTCTCGGTCGAAACATTCACTGAAGTCATGACCAAGGCCCCGGGCAAAGACATCACCATGATGTACAACCCGAGCAAGACCACCTCGATGGTGAAGTTCACCGCAGCCGAGGGCTTCGAGGCGGCAGTCATGCCCCGCGTTGACATTCCAAAGGATCGAGGTGCCTGATGCCAATTGAGCTACCCAAGAAGTATTACCTTGCGGGTCCAATGACCGGCGTCGAGGGGCACAACTTCGAGCGATTCGACCTGTTCGCCAGGGAGCTACGCAAGTTCGGCTACGAGGTTGTCAGCCCGGCGGAGATTGCGCGCACCTTGCCGGGCGAGCCTGGCGATCTGCCCTACCAGGTCTACGTTCGGGAGGACCTCAAGGGCCTGCTGGAGTGTACCGACCTGGTACTCATGCCTGGCTGGCGCGGATCACGCGGAGCTATGATGGAGCTGAACATCGCAGAGTTCCTGCACATGCGGGTCTGGGAGGTCAGCGAAACGTACCGCCTCATTCGCACCAGCTACGGAGATACTCGTGTCTGAACCGTACCCCAACGTCGTGGCTGCAGCCCTTCCGCTCAACCCTGAGCCCTGGGCTATGGGAAGTATCTACGTTGTGACCGCAGGCCGCAAGCCATTCCCCAAGGTCTCGCCCAACAAGACGCTCAAGCAATACCAGGACGCGCTTGTTGCCGAGCTCGAGGGGCGGTCATCCATCTTGCCTGGCCCTTACTATTCGATTCGGTACACATTCAGCCGCCAGCTCATTCAATACAAGACGCGGCAGGGGAAAACTGTAACTCGAAATTGGGCCGACGTTACCAACATGCAAAAGGGAACGGAGGACGCGCTCCAGGGTGTGTTCCTGCCCAACGACCGGGCGGTAATCCAGAACCTAGCGCGGTTGATCGGCCCACAAAGGCAATCAACTCTTCCCTACGTGGTGATCGAGATTCGCCACAGCATCGAAGGCTTCTCTCCAGCAGAGACTGCAATCTGTCCAGCAGATGAAATGTTCTCGCCGGAGGGACGGGAGGCATGGGAGACTATGCTGAACAGAGAACTCGGCGGTGGAAACATCTCCGATAATGTGTGGACACCTTAGAAGGAGCACAATGACATACCCATCAGAGCAGCAGGCAGCCCCCTTTATTGGAGGTGCGAGCATCCAGCACATGTACAACCACAAGACTGGTGAGCTCACCACCGAGGGCGAGACCCTCATCGCACAAGCGCTAGACCTGATCCAGGCAGCCTGCTGGACAAACGCCGAGGCCCACGGCTTCCACGAGGAGGGAGGCGCCCGCAACTTCGGGCAGATTACCGCCCTGCTCCACTCGGAGATCAGCGAGGCCTTCGAATCCTGGCGGGCCAACGAGCCGCCGCTGTGGTTCAACGACAAGAAGGGGGGCGGCTACCACCCAGACCCATACAACGAAGACGGCTCCATCCGCAAGCCAGAGGGAGTGTTCGCAGAGTTCGCCGACGAGATCATTCGCCTAGGTGACAACGCGGAGGAGTTGCAGCGCAACGGCGTCCACGCTTCACTCGCCGAATCGTTCATCTTCAAGTTCAGGTACAACCTGAGCCGACCGTTCAAGCATGGAAAGATCGCATGAAGATCAACCTAATCATCGAGATTGACGATCCAAAGATCGACCTCGACAACTACAAGATGTCAGAGACCCCGGTCACATCCATCCAGGAGGCGGTCGAGTACGACCTGCAACTGTTCACTGCTGGCGAGGTTGCACTCGAGGACGTCATCTACAACTTCGGCGGCGACGTCGCCATCAGTGTCAAGTCAATCGAACAGGACGAAACCAACGCAGGAGGTAACTGAACATGATCGTGACCCTGAAGATCGAGCTCGAGGACGCATCCGTAAAGATCGACGAAGACGCGCTGGAAGAGAAGCTCACGGAGCTCGAACTCGAGGACGTCTCCGAGCTGGAGAGTGACGACAAGATCGAACTTGCCGAAGATGCTGTCGATGACCTCGTCAGCAGCATCCCCGACGTCGAGACTCTGGTTGCAGAGCTTGGCGGCACGATCGTAGGTATCGAGCTGGACGAGGTGGAGTTCGCAGACGACGACGAGATCGTCTTCCAGTAGTTGCTGGGATGGTGGTCGAACTCGCGGTAACGATACGGATCAGCGCGCTAGGCGAGTATTGGGCGCGGTTCTGACGACTCTGATCCATATGACCCCCATCACTACCTCTTATAGAAGGTGATATGAAAGTACATCAGATCTGGCAGGGCGATTCTGTTGAGCTCTGCCAGCGCTTCAAAGAAGGGTCGGTGGACTGCATTATCACAGACCCGCCCTTTGGTGTCGATAACCTGTCGAACATGGCAGTGACCGAGGCCGGAAAGAAGTATGCCACAAAGATCGCTAATGATGAGAGCCCCGAGGTCGCCATCAAGGTCTTCAAGGATGTCATGTCAGTCCTCCTGCCCAAGACGAAGGAGCACTCCGACCTTTACGTGTTCACTTCGTATCAGGTTCTCTCGGACTGGCTGGTCATGCTCGACGAGTTCGCCCCCCAGTTCGGGTTCAACCGCAAGGCTGTCCTCGTTTGGGAGAAGGATGGCCCTGGCATGGGCGATCTGGAGTCGTGGGGTCAGGGTCACGAGTTTATCCTGTACTTCAAGAAGGGTCGTGCGCCTCGATATGCCAAGCGGCGCAACGGTGTACTACATATCCCGCAGCTCAGGCCGAATCAGCTCATCCATCCGCACGAAAAGCCGACGGCTCTGCTTGAGATTCTTATCAGGCATTCCACAAAGGAGGGTGCCTTCCTTGTGGACCCCTTCGGAGGGTCGGGGAGTCTCGTCCGAGCGGCTCGGAACTGTGGTAGAAATGCCGTTGCCATCGAGCTCGATCCGGCGCGGTACGAAGCGTCAGCACGAAAGCTAGAGAGCGAAGGCGATGACCTGTTCGCCGACCTCTAGGGAATGCTGCGACTCGGTGGTGATGGGCAGTGAGTCCGCAGGCGAGGGCACGGTAGTCAAGTGCCCCGTCTGCGGGTCATACTGGAAGCGAATGAAGGGCTGGAGGCAGCTCGGAGTGTTCGAGATAGTTCGACTTATCAAGATGGGAAGGCTGTAGATGAAGCGTAACGGCAAGCACCGCAAGCACTGGTGGACCAAGATCGAGCACCGAGCGACAGTAATGATCGCAGAGTTATTCGACGAGTACTTCTTCGACTTCATTACCCGCGACCGGCGCGCTAACCGATGGCCCGATGCCGTGCCCGTCATGGTATCGTGACCTAGCACCACCACCGACGTCAAGGAGTCACTGTGACTGAACAGCAATTCAAGCGCCCGGCTGGGCCCGACGAGATGCACCCGATCCGCGGAGGTATGGATCAGGAGGGGTTCCAGGATTTTCGAGCGAAGGCACCGACCCAAACGGCCTTCGAGTCGCACCTTCAGGAGACGGCCTTCTCCAACGAGAGCAACGCCAAGACCGACGCCGAGCGTGACGCCAGCGAGCTGTTCGGAGAGGGCGAACCAACCACAGCATTCGAGCTCGAAATGCGCGGGGGGCGCCGCCCTTTAGATGCAACGGAATCTGCGCAGCCCTCTCTCTTCGACCCGACAGGACCGGAGAAGCCTGCGACTGCGGAGAAGGGGAAGAGTTCGGAAGCCCCGGCGACACCGGGCCCCAAGCCTCCTTCAGTCTCATCCCCGAAGAATGGACCGAGCGCGCCCTCTGTGTAGGGTACCACGATCCAGACGCATTCTTCCCTGGCCGGGGACAAGCGGCCCGCGCCAATCGCGCGAAGAAGATTTGCATGAGCTGCCCAGTAAGACAGGAGTGCCTCGACTACCGCGAGCGCACTGGTTCGACCGACGGAATCTGGGGCGGCGTAACCACTAAGAGAGGAGCCAAGTAGTGGAACTTCGATCCATCTCGGCATCGTCCATCCAGGTGTTCGAGGGCTGCACCTATCGGTACCAGGTCGAGATGGTTGACCGCGTGCCCACCCCAGGAGGTAGTTCAGAGCCAGCGCGTCTGGGCACCGCGGTTCACGACACGCTGGAGATCATCGTTCAGCGCGCGCACATCGACAAGACTCACGACATGGACTGGCCGGACATCGTGGCGTTCTTTAAGCAGAACTTCATGAAGCAGTTCAACCGGGTGCCCGACCCCAAAGACCCTTGGTACGCAGACGGAATTGAGATGCTGGAGCGTTGGTTCCAGCGCACCCAACTCGAAAACGTCGAGGTGCTCATGGTCGAGCGCAAGATTAAAGTGGAGATCAAGACGTCGGCAGGACCTAAGCCCTACACCTTCATCTTCGACCGGCTCGATCGGTTCGAGGAAGATGGAAAGTCCATCGTTCGCATTGTGGACTACAAGACCTGGCGACAGCACCTCACCCCCGAAGCACTTCGACAGAAGCCGCAGGGCAGACTCTATGGTATGGCAATCATGCTAGCCAAGAAGGAGATCGAGAAGGAGCTGGGTTTCGAGCTCAACCCCGATGAGATTTGGGTCTGCTTCGATCAGCTCCGCTACGACCCAGTCGAAGTGAAGTTCACACGCGACGACAACGTTGCAACTTGGAAGTACATCCGCAAGGTTGCTGAGCGTATTATCGCTGAGCCAGAGCCTGGCAAGCGCACGCTCAACTCGGAGTGCCAGTTCTGCCCGGTCAAAGCAACCTGTCCTGAGCTCACAAAGAACATTGAGGCGGGCGGAATTATGATGCTGGCTGGCGACCGCGACGCAATGGCTCGCCGGTATGCAGAACTCGAAGGTGCGCAGAAGGCAATCAGGCAAGCCATCGAGGAAGTCCAGGAAGAACTCCTCAAGTCCGCCATTGAGTCTGACGAGATCGAGTTCGACACGGAGAACTTCCACGTTGCGTTCAAGTCGTCCCGGCGCAAGTCTTATGATCCGGCAACGGTGCGCGAGATCATTGGTGATAATCTGTTCTCTTCGATGGGAAAGATTAACAACAGCGAAGTCGATAAGCTGCTGAAGGGCAACGCCTTGACTCCCATCCAGAAGTCAAGGTTGCGCTCGTCAGTCCGAGAGAGTATCGGCGAACCCCGGCCCAAGGTGGTGCCGAGGCTTATCAAGGAGTAGAATGAATACAGTGGCTGAGTGGACCCTGTACAGCTTGATCGTTGGCGGTCTCGTTGTACTGGGTTGGTTCCTCAACCGCGTGTTGGGAGTAACCGTTATGAAGAAGTACTGCAGCAAGTGCGGTCGGCTCGAAGGCACAGACAAGCCGTGCAAAGAAGAAGGAGCGGCCCATGACTTCAGTCGTCATGGGCCGCTCGTAGGTGACGAGACTCCCCATCCTCGCCACCGAATGGACTCGGAGTATTAAGAACTCCGTATCACATGCATCTCATCAAGAATGGGATCGGCCTGATCCGACGGGAGAAGGCGGGCTGCTTTTTGGACAAGGTCCACAAGCTTCTCGCTCTTCTCCCGTTCGTGCTTCACAAGCTTTTCTAGTTCCCTGGACCACTGCTCGTTGGTCTGCCACAGCTCCCTCCAGGCGCCGCCGATGGTTGCCTGTGCGCTAGCATTCTCGTTGTTGGAGGCCGCCTCGTCCTTGCGCTTTACCTGCTGACGAGTTGCAACAAACTTGACGATTTCGATAATACTCGCTGCAAGCCCTCCACCAAGCAGCAGAGTGATGACGTCATTCACACTCATCTCCCTGTGGATCGCGGCGGCATTCTTCAAGCGGCCTTTGAACTTCCTTCAGTGCTCGACCGATCTCAAAGAACCGGATCACCAGGTACAGGCCGAACGCAAACAGCGCGCTCGTTGCCCAGGTCGTGGGCGGTCCCTGGTTGTTCAGTATCACTCCGTATGTGTAGGTAGCGATGACCGGAATGAGTAGTACTGTCCCGAATCGCTCAACAGCCAGTGACGTCTGGACCCTGGTCGGCTTAGGGTTGACCTCGCCGTGAAGGTACATACCAACGATGATGGAAGTGCATCCGACGAGTTGCATACCCGAGAACACGATCCCTGCAAAAAGATTCCCATCGGTAGACTCCGCAAATGATGGAGGCCACTGCCGGTATGCGAACGCCAAGAGTGCGCTTATGATTCCGAACAGACAAACCAGTCTGTACAATGGATATGAGCCTGAAGCGACGACCCTCGTGTGGCCTAATACTGCTCGTAATGTAGTGCGAATAGCAGCAGTGCCATGCAGGGTGGCACGCCTCAAGCTCGCCATTGATCCTCCAGACTTGATCGGTTCGCGCAGGCTACTGCCAGGAGAAAGTACACCCCCATCGGCGGGTACGCATTGGGGCCTGCGCTGTGAAAGACGATGTCTATGACGAACGTAGCGGAGAACACTCCCCACACTAGACACATCAGTTTCATCGTCAGTGATACATACTTGGACCATCTGATTCTCCTGTGAGAGACAATCATGGTGAGGATCGCAAGTACGATCATTGCAGTTCCCCACGACTGCGGCGCATAAGGCACCGACAGCGCGCTGCGTCCTGGTGGCCAGAGGGATTCTCCAAACCTGTAGGTCAACAGACCATAGTAGATGGCGAACGCTGATAACGCATAGGACTCTATCGCAAGGTAGAGCTTCATGGCCTCCACCTTGTCGGGAACAGCTGGGCTGCTATCCTCGAGGGGCCTGAACCGCCAGCCCATAGCCCCTACCCCTTGGCGTCGAGCTTGGCTTGAATGTCCTTGAGGATAACCTGGTTTTCGGCGGCGATGGCTGCTGCGTTTCCAGCCAGGCCGAGGACTGTGTCCCCCTTGCGAGCCTTGTAGTCGTTGAACCCGCGTCCAGCGCTCGGCAGGCGGTAGGTCAACTCGAAGACGACAGTGGCTAGTGCCTCGACCACCGTCTGGGCGGTGACGTTCTTGCCCTTGAAGATGCTGAACCGATTGCCCTTTTCATCGGGCTGCGGTGCTAGCTGGGTCCAGCCGTTATCGCCTGGCCCCCTCAGCTGAACTCGTACATCAGATGCATGAGACATGTTGGTCCCTCCGGTTGATGGTGCAGGTGCAGGTTCTGGTGTCGCGGCTTGACCTGGGTACAGAGCTCCGTTGAGAAGGGGGGCGAAGTCCTTCTTCTTGCTCGGGTTGTACTCGTAGGGCATATACGAGACGTGCAGGTGAGGGGCAACTCCACCATTGGTAGCCTTGTTTGGATTGACGGTGGCAATCCTCTGTCCGGCACTCACCTTGGAGCCAACCCTGAGTTCGCTGACTGCGGTGATGTGTCCGTACTCGAACACACCTGAACCCTGCGAATCGTCGGAATCAATCACGATCCACCCGTGCGGCGCGGGTCCACCGTACCCCTGCGCTGCCCCTATGTACAACACGGTCCCAGCCTGTATGGCGTGCACGTCCCATCCGGCGGCGGTCCCGTTAGAGGCTCCGAAGTCGATACCTTGGTGCACCGCGTTATCGAACGCTCGCCAGCCAAAGGGGCTGGTGATGATGTACCCCTTCTTGAGGGGATGGTAGCGAGTGGTCATTCTGGGTACCCGAACAGCTGGCGATAGTTGTCGAGCCAGGCCGCGCTGTTCTCATCCTCTCCTGTCGGCCGCATCCCGAGTACGTCCTTGCGGAACTCCGAGATGTTGTAGGTCTTACCATTTGCGTAACCAGGGTCCCACTTGCCCTCTATGGACGTACCCTGATGAAACTTAATCCAGCGGGTATCACGGGGCTTGCCGAGTACTTCTAGCGTGGCAATGGAGAGTCGCTTCGCGGTCTCGTACTGAGCGTTGGACATGGGCTCGACGCCTGGGTACTGGATTTCGCAGCCAATGATCTGGCGATTGAAGAGACCAGTGCGCGGAAACGGAGACGTATCCCAGCCTCCGCTCGCGCCAGCGTGGTTCGCAGGGTTTGCAGAAATGACCCCAAGGTCCCCATCGTACATGATGCAAAAGTTGCACAGCGGTCCCGAAAGGTCCCAGCGTCCGTCGATGAGGATTTGGTCGATGTTGACATTGCGCCCTCCTGCCGTGTGATGCAGGAGCAGGCCCTGGTAGGCGGGCGACTGACCGTTACCCCGAGTCTCCCAGCCCCTGGTATAGACAGACCTGCCGCCGAGTTCTACATTGCGCCTGGCAATGGCGCCAATGACTTGAGCTCCGTTCACGCGAGCCCCTCCTTCTTGAGCAGGTGCTCCTGGAGCTCCTCTGGTGTCATGCAGCGCTCGCCGAACCCTCTCTGGTATTCGTCCTCGCCGGGCATCTCGAAGTCTTCTGGCACCGTGTAGTCGTAGGCCGGATCGCGGTCGAGCTCCCCGTACACGCGCCAGCCGTGGTCGATCTGTGTCGTCTCGATCTTCACCTGGTCGTAGAACTCGAACTCATCATCGGTTGCGCTGGCGATCGAGGAGATGTGTCGGCGAACATGATCTTCGGTTTCTGGGTAGGACTCTTGGCGGAAGTTGTTCCTGTGGTAGACGATCATTCTTATCTCCAATCTGCAAAAGCGCGGGCTAGGAGTAAGACTCCAGGCCCGCGCTCTGCAATGCGGATGCGCGGGTCAGACAACCTCTCCGTCAACGACGCGGAGAGCTGTGCCGTCTCCGGTGGTGTTGACGTTCTGGCTGCCGATACCGGCTGCGGTGCCGCCCAGCAGGAGGGCCAGCAGTGGCATCAGATTCTCGAGGTGCTCGGGGCTCCAGCCCGCGACGTAGATCAGGAGTCCTGCGTTGACGAGGTTCAAGATTGTGTAGATTGCGCGACGCGCGTATTCCTGTGTGCGGACGAACTGGAAGATCAGCTGAATGATCGAGGTCGCTGCGCCGCCCCAGAAGAGTGCGGTGTTGTTGTCGATGGCACCATAGATAACAAGGATGCCCAGCACCATCGGGATGGCGAAGTACAACAGTGCGATGACGTCGTTCTTCGAGCGAATGTTGAAGATGTTCGGCGGTGCGCTGGGCACCGAACCGGGTGCCAGTGGCAAGTTGTTGGTCATGCTACCTCCAGTTTGAGATGGCCCAATTATACAGTGATTGGTACTACAGGTCAAGCATTGAACTCGGCAACTAGCTCACCTTGAGTACAGGTGACACGTCGATGGTGACGGCGCCAGATGCGGTGGAGGATATAGCACCTTCGGCAAGTGCTCCGCCACGCAAAAACACATCACCCGAAGTGTATATTCCGTAGTGAGATGCAGTCGTGTTGGGTGGAATCTGCAAGCTCACAGCCGAGCCCACAACTACCGCCTTGCCTGTGTCACTACCAGTGCCATCAACCGCTGCCGCCCAGGTGGTGTTAGCGTAAGCGGGAGTTGTGGTGATGAGGTTTGCTCCGCTGGTGCCAGGGTCTCCCGAGTGCAGCTTAACTCGGTTGCCCATCGCCGCAGCGGCGTCGGCCAAGGCCCGCTTGTGGACGTTCGTTTTTGCCATCTCATACCTTCGCTATCGTGACTCGACCTGGAAGGCTTGTGCATTCCAGGTTGCGTGTGATTGTTCCGTCAGTCTCTAGCCTGTCGGCAAGGAAGTCGAACGCCGGAGCGTTGGGGTCTGCGAACGGCCCGTAATCGTAGGAGAACTGAATGTCGTACTCTGGATGATTCGAGGCAGTAGTCGAAGACCCTAGTGGAATGATGACCGAACCTTCGCTTACGTCCATTGTCATGGTGCCAGATACTATCACTGGTATGCTCGAATCCACACTTGACCCCGCGCACCAGCGCCACCACGAGTTCTGATTCCGAAGATGCCACCGTTACCGCCAGCTCCGCCGCCGCCGGGTGGGTTGCCAGCCTGTCCGTTATTCACCGCGGTCGCGCCGCCCTCGTACTCGGTACCAAGATATATGTAATTGCCAGGACCGGGGCCATCGCGCCCGCTGTTCGTTCCAGTTCCGCCCGCAGCGGAAAGCGTTCCAGCCGAGGCGGTGACGGTTGAGGCCGTTCCGTTTCCACCAGGTGCGTTATCAGAGTTTGCACCACCTGCACCGCCAGCTCCGACGGTTCCAGTAAGCTGCGCCTCACTCCAGGGAATGTCAGCCCCTCGTCGCAGGGTTGCCGCAGCCCACTGTCCAGGAAGGCCACCCGAACCTGCCAGGTTAATTGCGCCCGAGCCGGTCTGCCCACCCTTGCCGCCGCCGAGTGCGATGATGTCAATGTACTTGCACCAGGGTGGTATGGTATAGGTGAACGAGCCAACGGAAGTAAAGGTTGTGGTCGCTGGCGGCATCGCTGTGAATGCAGCAGATACGGAGTCCTCTACCACAAACTCATCGGCAAACGTTCGAGGCAGTCGAGAGATGTAGGCCGAGACACTGTCCTCTACCACAAACTCGTCGACCGCATCCTTTGGCAGGCGAGTTATCCAAGCAGACACAGCATCCTCGAAGACAACCGAGTCAATGATAGCAGCCTTGCTGCGAACCAGGGCAGAGTCCTCGAACACTATCTCATCTACAGCGGTACCAGGAAAGATGTTACCCCACCCGGCCTCCCAGTTCGGCAGCGCTGGGCCTTCGCCTGTTTCCCAAGATACCTCGTAGCCCTCATCTATCGGAGGACCCTCGGGCGACCACAGACTCATGGGTTCGGGAAGCCTACCTCGAGGAGGAGCTTCGGGTTGCCGAACTCGTCCTTCATGTCATCGCTGTACCCACGAAGCGTCAGCATACTTGACTGCTGCCCCTGGTCAGCGCTGAGCGTGAACGTTACCCCGTTGACTTCGGGGTGGGTGAAAGTGATGTCAGACATTGTTACCTCCTAGTTGACTGGCTTTTCCCAGACCTTCTTCGTGCCTATGTATATAGCATCGACTTTCTTTGTGCCGATGTATATATCTTGCGCACGCTTCGATCCCAGCCTCGGCACCTGGGCGGCCTTCCTGAACCTCCAGAACAGACCGCCGGCTCTACCAGGCGAGCCGGACCCTGGCTCGCCGACGACGCCGCTTGATCCGCCAGCGCCGCCGTTGCCAGCAGTGCCAATGTCGCACGCCCAAGCCCCAGATGCCGGATCACCCTCGATTACTGGTGTGACATTGACAATGTTGCTGGACTTTCTCGGACCTGAAGCGGAGCTGGCAGTGTAGGAGACGAAGTTGATCGTAGTGTTACTGCTCGCGCTGTTCGTTGCCACAGAGCAGGCCAGCGTCGATCCAGGACGAACCCTCACTGAACCGAAGTAAACCTCACCATCCGGACCATCCGAGCCGGAACCGTACGAGGTTCCATCGCTGCCTGCCCCGCCGCCGCCTACTATAACATAGTCGATGACATCAGCCCAGCTTGGAACAGCGAGAGAGTAGGAACCACTCGATGTTCGTGACCCAGTTTCAATCGGCTCTGCCATGGCTACGCCGGGGTGATGAAGTAGGCCACCGTGTCCAGCTTGGTGGTTAGGGCGTTGTACTGAATCAGCGACCCCTGCCAGAGTCCGTTGATCGGACCGCCTGGCGGGATGTACCAGTCTGACATGTAGAACGAAGCGAACCGAGGCGACGTGTACATGATGAGCAGAACCTGCTCGCGCTCCATGTACATACCGCAGTAGCGATTGGAGGCTCCGACTGGAACCACGTTGCCGGTGTCGTTGTACGAGTAGATCTGCTTGCCGTTCTTGTAGATGTAGTAGTAAGTACCGTTACACCTAACCTCCACCTGGTCGCCCACCTTGAAGCCTGCGGAGTGGGTGACATTCAGGAATGTATTCAGAACACTGATCGAAGTGCCCGACACCGAGACGCGACCAAGGAACAGCTTGCCATTCTCTCGAACTGTACACATCACTGCCGATGACAGGTTGGACGTGGCCCTGACCATGCAGCCCGACTCCTGATCGGAGCCGTTGATATACGAGATAATGAACGAACACTTCTGGGCATCCGAGTTTGTGGTGCGCGTCGTGACCGCCCAGCCGGGGGTTGCGCCACCCGAGCCGGGAGCGCCTGCTCCGCCCTCGGTGCGAAGTACGATGTTGTAGACGTTCTGCCAATCGCCTGATGGCAGGGGATCGTTGTTGCCGTTGGGGAAGTCTACAGCCCAGGCCATGCCCTCGCCGCCGGTCTCTTCCTGATTGTTCATCGCGGCGAGAATCTGCTTCGCTTCGAGGGCAGCAGCCTCAGCAGCCTTGGACTGACGGTTAAGGTTGAAGATGGTAAAGAAGGTTTGGAGGATGTCGCCAACACCTTCACCAACATCTTCGACGGTTGCGTTCACAGCATCGTTGATGTTCTTTGCGAGGTTGCCGATTGCGTCGTCGAGCCCAGTGTCGTTGTCATCAAGTTCAATCAGCTTCTGCGCCAAGCCTCCAACATAAGTCTGAGGGAGTGTTGTGCCAGCCTTGCGAAGAACCAGATCATCCCACCACACCGTGCCCGAGGCAACAGTTGCTTCGACCGTGATACGAACGCGCACATAGTCAACGCTCGCAGGTACTGTCCAGCTCGTCGGGGCGAAGGTGTTCTCTCCGCTGGCAGCCGGGGAGGTAACCTTGCCGATCTCTACTGGAGACAAGGAGCCCACACCGACGTAGGGAACTACGAGCAGTCGAAACGCGGAGCCGGTTGCCGAGACGTCTTGCCACTTGACCCAGCCCCCAATCTCTAGGACCTGGCCGGGGGATACTGCGATAGCCTCGGATGAAAGGATTCGCAGTGTGCCGTTACCAGTGGTCCGAGCGGAACCGGGCTGTTCTTTACCGACGTCTGGATCGAATGCCCAGATGCCATCCCCGGTGATTGCATCAGCGCTGTTGAAACCACCGAAGGAGGACAGCAGGTTCGCACCCGGCTCATTGGTGATAGCTCCGACGTTGAGCTGGGGAATGCGGTTTGGACTTACGATACCGCCAGCCAGTCGGCGGATGCGGGCGATTAGGCCCTGAATGCTGTTGAGCTTTTCATCGCTGCCGGAGTAGCCACCGCCGATCGCTTGCTCTAACCCTGTGAGGTCTACGTCCCCGCCGACGCTCTCGAAGTACTCGCCGATGGTGGTGCCCAACTCCTCGGCATCCTTCTGCGAGTAGTCCGGGCCGACAACCTCGGCTAGCAGTGCGCCGATCTGCTCCTCGGCGAACCCAAGTCTGCGGTCGGTTGCACTCTCTCCGATGACATCTTCCACATAGCGATCGTGAGTTGTTCCACCAACTCGGACCCACTGCCCGATGTTCGCAGGCGCAGTGGAATTGAAGGGTACTGGAACCTCGTTGGTCTCACCAACGAACTTGACCATCACCTTCTTTGCTTCTTGGTCAATGCTCGTCACCTCGGCCAACCGCGACGCCGGTCGCAAACGCTCTACTTCATTGCGAGCGATCTGCTGCAGCACCTGGTGGACCTTGACGCTATTGCCCCATTCGCCAAAGCCTGTAGCCATCAGCCCTCTACCTTTTCTGTTCTCTTACCGGACCCAGACATCGGGGACAGGTCCAGCGGGAACGACAGACTCGTAAGCAGGTAACGGTCTGGCCCCCAGTAACGGTCGTCGGAGCGCGCCATCTCTACGATGTCTCCGACTTCAATCCACGGCAGGAGTGTGGACTCGAATGATAGCTCGAACTCCTCGAGCGCCGACACCGCGAGCAGTGCGTCAGCATACTCCTGCGCCTTGGCGATGGTGGTTACGAGGCTCGAGGTAATGATTGAGACTCGGTCCCCGATCTCTGACACACTCGTTGGCGAAGTCGGAGAAGTATTAATCGCCTCTGCATACACAGGTGGAGTCGATGAATCAGAAGATTCGCCAACAACAACAATGTGATTGAAAAGATTTGAGTCGGAGGTCTTCCCGCCACGAGATACGAGATTACCTCCCACGCCAGTGCTAAGCTCAAGAGTGGCCGGAGTGGTGAGCGGATCACGGAACTCACGCATGACGAGATAGCCCTCGTTATCGAAGAAGACCTCGTAGCTGTTAGAGTTACTGACATCACGAATCACATCCCAGCGAGCAGTGTCGCGCTCCCAAGTCATGTCCTTGTCTAGAGCCTTGCCGGTAATCGGCAATCTGAACTTGGAGATTCCTGCGTTCGTTGCGACAGTCTTGACGACGCTCTCGATAGGCGTGTCTTTGGTAAATGTAGTCGAGGTTACGAACTTCGACTGCTGACAAAGCTTGGTTAGATCACGTCCACTGATACTGACTGTTGCATAGGAACCCCCCACCGAGATTGAGTCGGCCATGAACTCGCCGAGCTGAATCTCCCAAAAGTCGAGGGCCTCGTACGCTGAAGTCCACGACACGATTCGAGACGCATAGCGTCCGAACGATTCGTAGTCAGACCCAAGCACACCCTCCCCGAAGTGCGAGAGCGTGGTGTGCACCCACCGCCTATTGTTGGAGTCCTCCCGAGCGACAGCCCCAACCCACTGGCCGGTGCCGTCATCAACTGTTGCGATTGTCTTTGCGCCCGACGCTGGTGCGAGCACCTTGCGGAACGCCTTAACATCATCCGTACTCCAATCGTCCCACCCTACGGATAGGTCCGACGCGCCCGCAATTGGAGCATAATTGCGCTCCGACGCGGGAACGACCGTTTCCACACCCGCATTACCGATGATAGACGGCATTGACGATGATGTCTGATCGTTAGAGAAGGTAACGATTCCCTTGCCACGGTTGTAGCACTGATTTAGGAAAGCGATCTTCTGAATGCTGGTAGAAGAGATGGCTACGAGCACGTCATAGTTCTGCACGTGCTCGTAGTCAGTCGCCGACGGTAGGTAGTGAACCTCGGTGATCCCGTTCATTGACAGGTGTCTCTTGAGTTCCTCGGCCTGCCCGTTGGCCAGGTACTGCTCAACGATTGCGACCCTCGGGCCACGGTCACTCTGGTTGAGCTCGATGCCGTAGTACAGTTTGAATCGCTTGTCGTACCACAGCTCACCGGCCTTGGGGTTGAGGTCCCCGTAGCTATTGTCGAGCTCTACATCGAATGCGCGGCGCTCGTCTCGGTTGTAGTCAAGGCTCACCGAACCGCTAACAAGCAGATCGTCCCAGATGTCCTGCCGCCAGGGGGTCTCGCCGTCCTCTTCGTAAATCTCCAGGCGGCGGATGACCTGGACGGTGGGCTCGAGGAACGCGCGCTGAATATCCTCGCGAGGTGGGTTCGCCATCACTTCACCTCGGTGTAAGGAATCTCGATGTCAACGAACTCGGATGTACCGACACCCGGTATGCGACCGATCGAGATCTCCCCCAGTGCCACCTTGGTGTAGTTACCGAAAGGGTCGCGCAGGTAGCACCACTGCATCTCGGTCTGGATTCGCTCGATCCGCTCGCGGGCCTGCTTCACTGTGACAGGCGAGCCACCCTTGATGGAACCAGACAGGGAGCCCTCAATGCCAATTGGCTTTCCGAAGTTAAACCGAGTGCCACCACCGATGATGTCGTGCGAGCTGGACTCCAGCTTGCTGACATACTTGTCGTCGGTGATGTGGTAGAGCTTGGTGTTAAGCTCCTCGTTGTTCGGCGAGATCAGCCAGTAGTGACTGGACTGAACCTGCACGATCTCTCCGTACTCGTCTGGCAGAGATTCCACCAGCGCTCCGTAGAGCATGACCACCTGCGTGATGGCGAACTGGTAGCGGTACGGACCCGACGTGCTCCAGTCGTGAAACTCCCACTGCTCGGGATCAGTAACTGTTCCGATCTGCTCCCACGTAGCATCTTCGATGTCCACGTTGCGACGGTAGAGACGGTACTCTACGAACTGCGGGTCGACGGTAGTCGCTGGCCACAGCAGCTTGACGTATCCATCTTCCTCGTAGTTCGCCACGAACACCGAGCAGTATATCTGTGGAGGCCGCACGTAATCGGTGCTGAAGTTCCGCAGCAGCGTCGTGTACAGGTCCTGCGTATCTGTAACCGTCAACGCCAACTGGTAGGCGCTGACATTCTTCAGGACCACCGAGGGGGCGTTCCAGAACATGTCAGATGAGAGGGCTGGGGTCTTCATCTTCCACTCGATCACCCCGGTATCCCTTCGGATGAACGCGATGTGGTAAGACTTCTGCGACTGCCCAGGCGCGAAGGTTGCCGACCAGGTCAGGTTCGGCTGGCCGGTGATGATGGCCTCGTCAGGCTCTGGATACGGCAGGGTGATGAAGGGGGCCTTCGAATGACGGAACGTACCTGTCCAGACTGTACTCGCAACGTCGTCGCGGTCCCACACCTGAATCGACAGGTTCAGCGTCTGCTCTAGCCAGGCGTCGGGGATCGTCACCTTCGCCGTGTTGAACGGACTCTCGATCTTGGTGGTGTCGTGGATGACTGTGGTGTTCGTGGGATCGCGCACGATGACTCGATATGCGCTCTGCACGTCACCCTTCCAGGCGTCGCCGAACTGCCAGCGCACCGGGAAGGCATCGTCGTCGAACGCCTTGCCCGCGTCAGGCCAGGGCTGCTGCACGGTCGGCGGGTGCGAGACGGTGAACGAGTGCGGGGTAGACCAGTTGCCGGTCTGCTCCCACACGTCCACAGCTCTGGCGCGCACGTACCAAGTTCCCTGTGTCAGGTACTGGTCTGGGTCGTCGGTCGAGACCTTGTCTCCGTGCAGACCGGGGGTAACACTGGGATCAGGGTCTGCGGTGTAACCGACAGGACCCTTGTTGTACCGACCGACGGCGTTATTCTTCCACGAGATAACACCGCTACTAAAGTCAGACACCTTGCTAAACTGCCACTCAATGCCGACGTAACGCTCGCCTGGAGGGTCAATTGCAAAGGTCGCCTCCCGGTATCCGTATGGAGTATTCTTCATGGAGTCCGGCCCAGGGTTGTTCACCTGTGGAACAGGAAGCGCTGCGTGAACGATGTCGAAGTATGTCGTGTCGCCCCACGGGGACTCGACGCCTCGGTAGTCCTTGCCCTTGACTCGGACATACCAGCGACCGGGGCCTAGGTTGGTGTACGAGTCTTCGCCAACCTTCGAGTCGAAGTTGCTAGTGTTGCCATTGGTCTGCACGAGCCCGCCGACGAACGTCTGTACCGTGTCGTCATCAAAGTACTGCGAGCGGCTCACCTGAAACACGCAGCCCACCGGCTGCTCGGGCTGGGTGACAACGACGTTGCCCTTAAAGTCAACCGAGCTCGTTGCAATGGTAGAGGCGTGCGGGGGGTAGTTGATAGTGGGAACCTGAACGTCGTCGTCGATCACCAAGATGATGTACGACTCGTTGCAGATACACCACAACTTCTTCTTGTTCGGACCGAACTCGCCGGTGGCTGCGCCGACATCGGTCGTCATCTTGTTGATGTCGGCTGCCGTCCAGGGCTTGAACCCCGTATTGTACAGCGCCTCGCCCTCGACCTCGCGCACGCTGGTACTGTAGCCGTCCTGCTTGTAAGCGCGCGTCTTGCCGTACCGCTGACCGTTGATGCGGAGGTAGCCCATCACCCAGCCGTTGTGCAGTACCAGCAGCGAACCACCGTTCTGCTGCTTGTGTCCCGCTCGGACCGCAATGATGCTTCGCCCTGTGGGCACAGCACCCGGATCGAAGGTCGGGTACAGCAGGATGCTGCCCGAGTCCTCGTAGTATTGCTTGCGGGTACTGTTGTTGTTGTCGCCGAGGACGTTGCCTGACCCGTTGGTCTCTACCGTGCCGTAGTCTACGGCCTGGTTGGGCCGATGGATGATCCGACTCACGAGCCACCTGCCAGGATTCGCAGTTGGTCAATGAAGTCACTGGCATCGCTGCCGTCGCTGACGTTCGGCATAACCAAGTCTCCGTACATGTTCAGTGTGATACTCTCGTTGCCATTCGAAGTTGACATTGCATCAGTCGGGTACCGCTGGCCCTGCCCCATCGCGGTCGCTCCGCCCTCTTGCTGTTCTTGGACAGCTGCCTCAGCTGCAGCCATGTCCGCGTATGCGAACACTGAATCAGGCATAAACTGAGTGAGGAACCTAACAATAGCACGGATTAGCGCGGGAACAATGTCTAGGATGGCTGCCAAAATCAAGGGAAGCAACGTTGCGACTTCCTTGAGAACCAGCAACACGGCGACTGCGTAACCCGCTGGGTTGTTCGACGCGATTGCCGCGAGGGCTGCCGACCAGGCGGCGGCGTCCTCCTTGACAAGCTTCTCCACTGCGGTGCCAATGATCGCGGTGTGCCGCAGGGCGACCGGGCCGACTTCCTGAAGAACTCCGTAGGTTCCCTTGGCGTAGTTGGTCAAGTTGTTCTGGGCAATACGCATCTTGCGCTGCTGCTCAGTCTCGCCAGCGACCGGATTGTCGGCAGCCCAGTCACGCTCAGCCTTCGGCAGAACCTCGATGAGGTCTGCGATCGCGTTGAGCGTCGGAGCCCAGGCCTCGAAGGTCGGAGCCTCAACGGTGATGACCTGCTCGCCACGCTCGTTAGTGCCCACACTGCTGGTGCCTGTGGTGGTAGACTCGCCAGTCTTGACGTTGACCGTGACCTTCACAGACTGCTGTGCGCTGTTGGAGAATGCCACGAGGGCCTTCGACAGTGCGCTGATCTGCTGGTCGTACTTGCCGAGGCTCTTGCTGAGCATGACCGTACCTGCGGTCTGCTTGTCGGCAGCCTCGGCAACCTTGTCCGCGGCAACAGTTGTCGCGTCAGACGCATCCACCATCGCCGGAGTCCAGGCCTTCGACCAGACATCCATGCCCTTTATAATGGCGGTGGTCGTTGCATCGTCTGTGTTGCCGGTTGCAATGTTGGCCTTCTCGACCGCATCCTGCAGCGTGTCCTCGGTAACGGGCGGACGACTCGCCAGGTCGAACATAGCGGCCCACTGGACGGCGGTGAGAACAGGCTCGGGTCCGCCGGTCTGGTTGTGAACAATCTGCGAGCCGGGCTGCAGGTATCCGCCGTTGTCGTACCAGTTTCCACCATAGGGATTGGGCTGAGGGTTCTGCCAGAATGCCCAGGCCGCCGAAGGGCTTCCATAGCGGTTCTTGATGTAGCGCGCACCGTAGACAGCCTGCAGGTAGGGATCGGAAGTCTTGGTGCCGCCAACAGTAGCCCAGGTCGAATCAAGGAACTGGAACAAACCGTACGCAGTCGAGCTCGGGTTCTGCGCGTTCGGGTTCCACGAAGACTCGTGACCGATCAGCTGGTTAAGCGCTTCCCACTCCGCACCCTGATCCCAGCCGTACATTGCGACCGCAGCCTTGACCTTCTCCACAACGGATGCATCTGGCGCACCCGCCCAGGCGGAGGCGGTCGATCCGGTCGAGATGCTCATCTTCTTTGCGATGGGGAGGAGATGCTTGAGTGCCATCTTCTCTGCCACATCTGCAGACACCTTCGGCCACTGGCCGATCCCTCCGGGGATGACCGGCAGGCTCTTGCGAACCTCGTCCATGTCAGCCTTGAAGGACTCGCGGACAATCTTCTCGTAATCGATGGGAGCTCCACCACTCGATCCGCCGATGCCGCCCGTCTTAATGCCCGGCACGCCGTTATCGTTGAACAGTGCGTGAATGTGATCGAAGTGGTTCTGGGTTATGCTGCCGCGATCCTCCATCAGGTTGCCAACCCCACCGGCTGGCCGGTAGAACTGCTTCCAGATGGTGTAGTTCAGCGCAAGCGGAACCATGTTCCGATGCAGCCACTCATTAATCTCGTCGCCCACTGGGTTCGAGTTGCCAACCATAATGTCGAGCGCGAGTCCCGAGGGATGATCGGGGTACGGATCGCTTGGGCGGTAACCGCCAATCTCGCGAACCATCGGCCAGTACTTGTGGATGTTGCGCCGAGCCAGGATAGCTGCTGGCTTGAGGTTCGCCTCGCCGGGCCACGGCGGAGCCTTCGGGTCGACTGGTCCACCCATCGCGTAGGCTGGCAAACCAGCTCGCCACATCTGTCGAACCTGCATGACAGCCTTATGGCCACCAGCGCCCTCGACTTCCTTGGCGGTGATGACATGCTCGCCACGCGACAGGCGCGCGTTCACGCTATCGGACGTGCCGTTTCCGGAGCCCCAGACGGGACCGCCAGTGCGGTATGCAACAGTGAACTCGGGCAGTTCGTCTACCCCGAGGAACTTGTTGAACTTGTTCCATGCTCCACGAAGGCCCTTATTGTAGACCTCATTGATAACAATACCGGCAGGCTTCTTGGTCTTGGTCTCAACCTCAGCCCAGGTGGTTCCGACGTTATCAACAGTGGTTCGAGTCGCACCCTCGAGGGTGGTGTACATGGTCCCGATGTCTTCGAAGATCGGCGCGATACCGTTATCGAAGACGCTCCGCATACCATCTGCCATGCGCTGCCACTCGTCGAGCGTGTGGTCAACTCCGGCTGTGGTCTCCGAACGCCACGCCGACCAGGCGGACGCCCACGCTGTGGTCAGCTGCACGCCGAACTGGTTCACGTAGCTGATCAGTTGCTGGAGTTGTGCGTTGACCGCAGCGACCATCGCGGTGACGATGGCGAGTACCGACGTCTGCAGCTGGGTGAACGACGTGGTTCCGCCGATGCTAACCTGCGACAGGGTTGCCAGGACCGCGCTAACCATCGAGGCGAACATGACCTGGACGGCAGCGATGAACGCAGCCATCTTCGACTGCATGGTGGAATCAAAGCTTTCAAACGCTGCAATTGCGGCGTCGAGCATGGGTTGGATGTCCGCCGGGCCGGATGCCGCCGTATCGACCCCCACCGGGCCGGATGCTGCAACGGCACCCTCCAATGCGGACACGGTGCCACCCACGGATGAAGTGTCAGCGACGGCCGAGACCGAAATGCCACCGACCTCGCCCTTGTCGGCTGCGGCAGCCATTGCGATAGAAGCCTGCTCGACCTGGCCCTGCATGTTTCCGATGCCGACGATCAGACCTTCGCCGATGTTCTCGCCGTAGCCAGCGAACACCTTCGACGGCGATGCAATGCCGAGCGCCTTCTTGAAGGGCGTCTTGATCCAGCCGGGGACCTTATCGAGGAACCAGTCGCCAAGCTTCTTGAGCAGCTCACCAGCTCCGTTCATCAGACCCTGGATGATGTCCTTGCCGTAGTTGTACATCACGGTAAGGCCATTGCCGAGTCGGCGAAGGAACTTGCCGGGGATTCCACCGATGAAGTCCAGCGCACCCTTGATGATGTTCGGAAAATCGTTGACAAGGAAGTCCCAGCCGCCCTTCATCCACTCCCAAAGCTTGGAGCCGATGTTACCCAGGCCGCGGATGAAGTTGCCAGGCAGTTCCTTGAAGTAATTCAGGACCGGCGCGATGATGTCGCCGCCCTTGTCAACGACCCACTGCCATGCGCCCTTCATCCAGTCCCACAGCTTCTGGCCGAAGCCGAGGAGCCCGTTGATGAGCTTCCACTCGATGCCGCCGATCCAGTTCAGAACACCCATGAGGATGTCTGGACCCTTGTCGACCATGAACTGGAATCCGGCCTTGGCCCACTCGAAGAGCTTCATGCCGAAGCCGGCGAGGGTCTCGATGACCTTGAGTGGGATAGTTCCAATGAATGTCAAGAACCCAAGCAGCAGCCCCGGTCCGTTATCCACAAGCCAGGTGAACGCAGCGCTGATCCCGTTCCAAAGGATCGAGCCGAGTGTAGCGATTGCCGAGAGAATCCTCCCTGGCAGGCTAGCAAAGAATCCGATCAGCTTCAGGATGAAGTTCCAGACCATGCTGAGCACTCTGCCCGGCAGCTGGAGGAACCAATCAATGATCGCCTTGACCATATCAGGAATAATCGAGTGTCCGACCAGGACATCCCACAGGTGGACGAAGAAGTCGATGACGCCCTTGACTAGGCCCCAGACCACATTCCAGATCAGCTTACCAGCGTTCTTGATGGTGCTCCAGATGGCGACGAAGATGCCCTTAACGATGTCAACGATGCCGCCGAACATGTCGCCAAACCCACCGAAGATATTCTTCAGGCCGTCGATGAACATGCCCCAGTCCATCGTGAACAGACCCTTGAAGAGTCCGATGATGACCTGGACGACACCCTGGATAACCTTCATGGCGCCCATTATGACCTTGATGACGCCAGTGATGATGTTGATGACAGCACCGATGATGTCGCCGAGCCAACTGAACACCGGGCCAATCGCGCCGTTAATCACCTCCCACAGAACTTCGAGCACAAGAATTACCGCACCAAAGACTGGCGCAAGGTGCTGTGCCGCAACCGAGAGTGCGGGAATGATCGTGTCGATAAAGTTCTGGATCGGACCCTTGATCTTATCAAAGATGCCCGAGAACCCATTACCGAGTTCGGAGAGGGTTGTCTTGAGATCGTCTCCGAACAGTCCGCCAATAAGCTTGCCGAAGTTCTCGACGACACCCCAGACCTTCTTGACCGGCCCGCCGATCTTACCCCAGACGCTATCCCAGAGGCTGCCAAAGAATGACGTGTCCTCCTGGATGTACTTCATTCGAGCGTTGTACGAGGAGTCGGCACCGATCGCGTCGAGTGCCTTCTTGTATTCCTCGACACTCATGTTGGAGTTCTTAAAGGCCTCGGTGATCTTCCGAATGCCCTCCTCCTGGTTGCCACCGAAGGCTCCGCGAATGGACGAGCCGACGTTACTGAAAACGTCACCAATACCTGGAGCGACACCCTGGAACCAAGAGACCGTCTTGTTCCATGCGTTCTTTAGAGGAGTGAACGGGTTCATGGAGCCGAGGGATTCTTCAAGCCCCTTGGTCAGGTCGTTGGTGAACTGGTCGATCTCAGCAACCTGCGACCCAGGCCCACCCTCGCGGCTGATGGTTGCACCACCACCGAAGGTCTCGAAGTCTCCTGCAGCTGCGTCGATGAAGTTCTGCGCGCCGGGCGAGAGGTCACTCTCTCCGTCCCCGGCACCGCCGCCCTTCTTCTCCTTAAGCTTCTTTGATGTCTCCTCGGCAGCGCGTGCAGCTTCCTCCTGTCGGCGAACGGCCTCTTCCGCAGCCGACGAGAAATCATCAAGAGCCTGTTCGCCACTGCGAACAGCTTCCTCGACCGAGCTGTACTGCTCGCGGACGGCTTCGAGCTTCTTCTCTTCGGCATCATAGGTCTTCTGCAGTGCATCGCGCTGCGCCTGCATCGCGTCGATGCGAGCCTGCTGGCCCGCCATCACCGTGTCGAGGGTATCGTAGGCGAACTGCAGGGAGTTGACCGACTGCCGCGACTGATCGAGCCCCGACATGATCTGCCCGTAAGGCATCTCCTCGACGTTCGACTTGAACTTCTCGAGGTTACGATTCAGGCTGTCGAACTTGAGGGCCTTCTCTAGGTCCATGATCTCGGCCTGCTTCTGCAGCTTCTCCAGGGAAGACTGCAGTGCGGCGATCTTGCCTGCCGGGCTGTCAGCTCCGCCAGTGATGAGCCCCGACTGCTGGCTCTTGAGGTCCGCGATCATCTTGTCGTATGTACCGAGGATGTCGGACCCTGCGCCAGCCTTTCGAAGTTCGGTCTGCTTGGCGGTGAGGTTCTCGATCTCGCCCTGCAGCTTGGAGTAGGAGTCGGTGACACTGTCGATCGTGCCGGACTCTTCTTCCATCTTGGCGATCTGAAGCTGCAGTCGCTTCTGGGCCATCGTGTTGCTGAAGATGGCGTCCTCGGCTGCCTGCGTGCCCTCGATCTGCGCGTTAGAGAAGCGCTCATAGCGAGCCTTGGCTCCGTCCAGGGCGGTGTTGACCGAATCCTGGATGGCCTTGGTGGTCTCTAGCGACGAGTTCATCTCCTCGATGACAGCATCGTACTGTTCGACCGCAGTCTTGATTCGCTTGAGGTGCGCCTCCTGCGCCTTGATCGAGGCGTTGAGCTGGTCCATGTACTTCTTGGACTGCTCGACCTCGCGCTGGAGTGCATCGTATGCAGGCAGTGCTGCACCCACGCCAGCCTTTGTGGCGGTGTCCTCGAACTCGGCGCGGTCTGCCTGCGAGTTCTGATTCTTCAGTCCGATACTGGCACCGTCGAGGCTCTTGATTGCCTTGTGGATGCTGTTGATATGGCTCGTCGCATTGCGCGCAGCATTGGCGAACTGCTGGTTAACAACTGCCATACCGTTCGTGACATTCTCAACCAAGGAAGGCGAGTGGCGCGCGAACGGGTTTAGGTAGCTGAACAGTTCGTAGACCTTGCGCGCCGCCATTGCAACAATGGAGACGACCTTGAGCATCGCGTTCTTTACGCCCTCGGGGAGCGCATTAAATGCTCGAACGATACCGTTCTTGGCCTTGACGAACAGGTTCGTCAGCGGCGACAGACTTGCCGCAGTTTCCTTGGGGATGTTGCGGAAGTAGTTGAGGATGTTGTTCCACGCGGCCTTGATCTGCTTGCGGAACAGAACCAGCAGGCCGATGACAACCGCGATGGCGATAGCCCAGGGCGAAGCGAACAGCGCCAGCAGCGCCTTTCCTCCACCGGCTACGATTGCCAGCAGGCCACGGTTGCCTGCGGCAAAGATTCCCCACGCCTTCTTCCAGAATGCTGCGGACAGAACGAGCGATGCGGCTTGCCACGCCTTCTGAATGGCGAGCTGGCCGAACCCGAAGGCGACCGCCATCATGCGACCGGCCGCTGCCCAGCCTGCCGTGAGTGCAATCCACGCCGCTGCCCATGCGCGCTGGCCAGCCAACGAGAGGGCCTGCCACGTCGCCTGAGCAGCAACCACCGTGGCGGCGTAGGTAGAACGAATAGCGAGGTCAGCGGCCTTCCAGATGGCCGTGAGTGCAACCCACGCTGCGCCCCAGCCCTTCTGGATTGCGAGCGACGCGGCAGCCCAGACGTTCTGCGCGGCCAGCATCAGCGTGAAGATGACCGCCTGCCGCGTCGTCATTGCGATTCCAGCGACGGTCTGGAAGGTAATCATTGCCGCCCAGGAGGTGGCCCACGCGGCGCGGACACCTGCCATGCCGACGACGGTCGCGGCCTGCATACCTGTCATCGCAAAGCCGACACCGCGAACCATGAGCATTCCGATTGCCGGGATAGCCATGAAGATTCGGCCCAGCCCGAGAAGCACTCCGCCGAGCCGTGCGACGTTAGCCAGCGGCAGCAGCATTGCAGCTGCAAGTCGAACGAGTCCCGTGATCGGGGACAGAAGCATCTTGCCAAAGAAGATAATCGCCGGGGTCAGCTGACCGAGGGCGAGCTTGAAAATGCCAAGGAAGATGATGATGGGGCCGACCGTCGCGAGAAAAAGTCCTGCAGCAACGATGGTTGTTCGGATACCCGGGGGGAGGCTAGCAAAGGCGTTGAACATCTTACCGATCCACTGGGTGATCTGAATGACCACCGGGATCATGGGCACCATAGCCTTCATCAAGCTGTTCTGGATGATGACGCCAGCCTGCTGGAGCATCTGCGGCTGCGATGTCAGGACCTCGTTAAGCTCCTGCTCCGCGATGCGGACAACCTCGGACTGATTAGCGAGCAGTCCGAGAGCTTTGTGGTAATAACCAGTGGTGTTGGCGAGGGATGCAAACAACACCTCAAGCTTGTTAACCTGGTAGCGCGAACCGAGGGACGCGGAGACCTGGGCCTTCTGTGCACCAGTCAACTCGCCAAACCGCTTCGACAGTTCAGCAAGTCGCTGGGCGGCATTCATACTCTGCCACGCAGCGCCCTTGGTGTTAATGCCCATCAGATTCATGATCTGCGAAGCTTCGCGGGTTGGCGTAAGCGTTCGGCTGATGATCGTCTTGAGGGCGTTACCGGCTTCGGCTGCGGTACCGGCTGCGGGGACCAGGGCGGCGGTTGCTGCAGCGAGGGTTGCGGTATCAAGACCGGCAGTGCGCGCAACACCAGAGGCACGGGAGAACGCCACCACCAGGTCGTTCATGGTGGTGCCGGTCTCGTTCTCCACTGCGTTCAGCTGACGGAGGATGGTGGTCAGCGACAGCTGATCCTTCGCACCCTGGCGCGAGCTTAGCGACAGCTTGTTCTGCTTGTCGGTGACAGTCTCAGTGACAGCACCCCACTGCGCCTGGATGGCAATGAGGGACTTGGTTGCTTCCTCGGCGTCCATCTCGCCGAGGACCATTGTCTTCATTGTGAGTTCAGTCTGCTTGGCAAGCGCCGCACCCGAGCTACCAGCTGCGGCCCACTCTGCTGCAACGTTGGCAACCTCGTCGGCCTGGATGCCATATGCGTTCGAGAGCGCGATGACCGCTCCACGCAAAGCATCAGTCTCAAGCTTCACCAGGTCGATGCCAGTGCGGAGCTTGTACTGCTCCATCTCCTGGTCGCCATAGACCTTGCGAAGGCGTGTCATGCCCTTCTCGAGATCGAGCCCGAACTTGACTCCAATGCCTGTTGCGAGAAGCATCGGTGCGGTGAAGTTCTGCGACAACTGCTTGCCGATCCACTGCATACGCGAACCTGCGGCCGTCATACTTGCCGACCAGGAGCGGGTGCTCGCGGCGGCGGTGACGTTCGACGCAGCGATACGCTCGTTTGCGGCCTGAATCTTGAGGGCCGCGGTCTCGGCTGCGGCGGCGGCGCGCGCCTCGGATGCAGCAATCTTCGAACTCTCGACCGCGGCGGCGGCTGCGGCCGCAGTGCGAGCCGCAGTCTTTTCCGCCTCAGCGACTGCGGTGCGCTGCGCGCAGATCTGCGCTGCCGCCGCCTGCTCGGCCTCTGACACCTTAACCTTGGCGGCCGCGATGGCAGCAGCGTTTGCGACTGCTGCATCCGACGATACGATCTTGGCGTTCTCTGCTGCCGCGATGGCCGCGCTGTTGACGCGCGCCATGTCGGCGGCAGCCCTAGACTCGATCTCCTTGATGGCAGCCACCTGTGCGCTAACAGCAGCCGCTGCATTGGACGCGGAAGTGCGAGCGTTAGAAGTCTCGGCCTTTAGCGCCGACTCGATCTTGGCGAGTGCAGCATCGCGGGCAGCCTTAGCTTCGCGGGATGCGGCCACCTCAGCGGCGATGGCTGCGCCGTTGTTCGAGTTGATCGTCTGCAGGTTGGCGGCCGCAATCTGCGCTGCGCGTCGCAGTCGAGCGGTAACAACTTTGTTTGCGCTTCCTGTCTCCGCGTTGGCGAGCACCTGAGCCTGCAGCGCCTCGCGTGCGTCCGATGCAATCTTGCGCGCGGCGGCAGCTTCGGCTGATGCGACAGCCCGCATTGTGGCGATGTTGGTGGACTCGCGTGCTGCGATCTCCGCCGCCGCCCTCTTCTCTGCGGACAGGGCTGCGGCGTTATCCGAAGCAATCTGACGTGCGAGCGCGGCCTCGGTTGCAGCAGCAACCCGGAGCTGTGCGAGAACCATCTTCTCGGCAGCGAGGGCCTGCTTAATCGCACCCGCCTCGACAGCGGCTGCGATCTTCGCTGCCGAGGCTTCTTGTTTGGCCGCGGCCACCTCGGCGGCTTGCGCTGCCTTTGTTTGAGCTACAGATATAGCCGCAGCTGATTTTGCGGCGGCGACTTGGGATGCCTGTTCGGCCTTGATCTCCCGAAGCTTGGAGTTCTCAATCGCGAGCGCTGCGCGGGCGGCGGCGTTAGCCTTCTTTGCCTCGGCAGCCTCGATCTGCTTTGCGGCTGCGTTAGCAGCGGTCGCCTGCGCCGCGTTGGCGCCCTGGGCGGTTGATTGGAGTCCACGAAGCGCGGCCTGCATACGGGCAAGCTGCGCCTGTGCCTGACGGGCCTGAGCGGTGATGAGGATATTCGCCGCGGTCGTGTTCAACGCCTACTCCCAGACTTCGAGGTCCATTTGAATGGGCCTCGTGTGCCCGTGCAAGTAGGCATTACTATACACAACGAGGGCAGTGCCCGCAAGCACTGCCCTCGTTGTGTCAGCGTCGCCGTCGCCCCGTTGGTCTAGACCCACCCCTGGGTGATGGTCTCTTAGACTTGGACTCCTGCTCGCGACGCTTTTGTTCTTGCCGCTGGTGTTCAGCCTTAACCCTGTTGATGATGTCGAAGCACCGAAGCAGCATCACGCTCTGATCCTCGAGTGCGCCCCGCGCGTAGGGGATGGACCACTTCATCGCCTCCAGCCTGCTGTATATCAGCAGGGCTGGGTGGGGATTGGCTATCTTGTTCCCCTTGACGAAGTCGGCGGCCTGCTCTACGAGGAGAGCTTTTTTGCCTGCTCCTCCTCGGCGCGCTGGATGCGCTCGTCAAGGCGCTCGCGCTCTTCCTTCAGCGCCTCGACGTCGTCGTCGGCTGCCAGCCAGGAGTTGGCCTTCACGATCTCCTGGTGGAGCTTGTCGATGAGCACGGCCGGAAAGAAGGTGAACAGGTTATCCCAGAACTTGCCCGGGCGCTCCTTGTTAAAGGGCACCACCTGCGGGCGACCGCCCGAGTCCTTCTGGATCAGGTGCACGTCGGTGACCGACAGGCGGATCAGAGACTGTCGCTGGATCGCGGGGTCCACCGACAGGCGAGCGTCTCCGGTCGAGCGCTGAACGCGGATGTCCTTGTTGGTCAGCTTCTCGTAGGCAGCCTTGCCGCCCTCGCGGAGTTCCTGGTACTCGAAGTACTGAACGCCGTCCGGCAGGTACCAGCGCTGCGGGAGCGGGGCCGCGAAGTAGTCAACGAACTGCTTCTCCTCGACAACCTCGCCCGCAGCCAGTGCGGCGGCATTGGCGCGCTCCGCTTCGGGCCGACCTTCGAAGTCCGAGGTGTCCTGCTCGCGGGTGGGGATTCCTGCGTGTGTCATTGGTGACCCTTTCACTGGTCTTAGTTGACTTCTTTATTCAGTTGTATAGCTGGACCGGAAGGACTCGAACCTTCAACCACCCGATTAACAGTCGGGCGCTCTGCCATTGAGCTACGGACCACTGGAGAGTCCCCTGCACCAAAGGGTTCGCCGACTTTGGTGCAGGGGACTCTGACCCCAGGAGGTAACCGGGGGGGCTTAGACCACGGCAGAAGCGCCGTTGGTCAGCGTCGCCGTCATAACCGGGGTCGATGAGACGGGGCGCACCGCCTGGAAAGTCACATCCGACTCGAGGATGTCGTCACCCGAGGGCTCGAAGCCGAAGGGCTCGAACACGGTCTCGGGGAACTCCAGCTCGAGACCGAACGGCGTTGCCGGATCGGAGTCGGGAATCTCGCCGTAGGTGGAGATAACGATCTTGATCGGCTTCTTCGTAGTGAGACCGCCGGCCTGAGTCGCGGACGAAGAACCAAGCAGCGCCTGCCGCATGAGGTCCTTGGTCTCGTGGCGCAGGGTGAGAGACCCGTTGATCTCACGACGCTTCGGCGTGAGGTCCTCGAGGTAGAACGAACCGAGACGGAAGTCGTCGTCCTCGAAGTTGTTGTTGATGTCGATGCTGAACGACTTCGGCTTGATGTTGGCCGAGTCGTAGAGCACCTGGATGTTGGTACCGACCGTGATGGTGGTCTCGTCCAGCACGTCCGAGACATCCACATCCGGCGTACCGAACAGACCACGGCAGCCGATGAGGCCAGCAGTGCCGGTCAGGTAGCCATCTGCATCCGACTCGAGGTGCAGTGTGTTGACCACGCAGTCGGTGTAGAGGATGCGCTCCAGATCCGCACCGATGCGCTCGTACACCGTCAGGAACGGCAAGGTCGTCGCGTCGGTTGGGGTGAAGGTGTGAACCGTCGTGCCGGTAGCGGTGCCCGCAGCCGAGACGGGCGCACCGAGCGCGGCCTTGAGTAGAACACCGATAGAGGTGAATCGAGTGTAGAACTCGATGTCACCGCCAAACGAGATGGGACCGAGCAGTGCGTCGGGGACGTCGCGGCCTCCGCCGATCTCCGCGTCGGGGATCATCAGCTCGCGGTTCGGGGTCATCGAGCCGCCGGTGCGGTACATGGCGACACCAGTCGTGCCAATGTCGGTGGCTGTGACTCCGCGTGCGGTCTGGGTCTTGAGAGCGAAGACGCCCTGCTGTGAACTGACACCCATGACTTACTCTCCGTTCTCGTCGTCGTCGTTGTACGCCGAGGAGCTGTAGGCACTCGGCGGGCTGGGCGGCGTGGAGACGGTCGAGTTATCCGGCGGAGTGTTCACTTCGGACTCCTCGAACACGGGCAGCGGCTTGCCATCCAGGATGGCCTGGGCCTGCAGCTCGTAGTTGATCTCGGCCTGCAGTGCCTCGTACTCGGCCTGGCGGCGCTTGTCCGAAGCTTCGTTGTCACGTCCCGAGGCCTTCTCTGCGTTTGCCTTACGCAGCTCGGCGAGCTCCCGGCGCTTGGCCTCGAGCTCGTCGGGTGTTGGCGCTTCAGCCATTACAACTCCCTTTGCTAGTTACTGATCTGGGTTTCGAGCCGAAGCTCGAGCGTGCTCAGGTACCGCCAGTTGCCGTCGGTTTCCTGGTTATGGAAGACCTGCTCGCCCACTCGGAACTGTAGAGTCTTCTCTCTGACGCCCGCCGGGTCCACCGTCTCAAGTGAACCCAACGCTACACGTAGAGCCCCGTTCCGCACAAGCATTTCCCTCATGCGTTTTGCGAAGTAGGAATGGGTCTGCAGTCCTCGCGCCTCATCTGGATCAACGATGAGCGTCTGAACGTAAAGCGTGTAGAGCTGAATCGAAGACTCGTGTCTGCCCACTTCTCCTGCTACCGGATTCCAACTCACAGGCACAAAGCCTACGGTATCGTTGGGATCGGTTACCAGAAGTCTGCGTCGCTCGAAGTTGAGTGTGGGGTCGATGACCGCCCGAGTTGCGTTCTCCAGAACCGCGATGGCGTTGTATGGAAAGAAGATGTCACCGGGATTGTCTATCACGGCGCTCCAATCCAATTCTCCATTGCGACGAGAATCGTCAGCAAGTCTTCACCTTCAACTGCAACGACAGGCCGCTTTGGGGTATACGGCTCGGGCAGGCCCATCTGCGCTACCTTCAACTTTCGGCCGATGGTGCGGTTAGACGGAGTGCCAGGCCATTCCAGAACGGCGGCGTACTTCACTGCAGTAATTCTGCCTTGCGCACTTTCCACCCAGGCCCGCATGGCTCCTGTGCGCTCATTGATCTTGATCGGGACGTAGCCCGCCTTCTCGCGGCGCTGGATCGTGGACTCCTGCAGCGGCTTCCACTTTCCCGAAGCGCTGTCACCGTCCTGATCGAAGCGGTCAGAGGCGCGATCCTGAAGAAGCGGGGCGGCGAATCCTTGCATGAAACCTGCAAGGCTCGCGCCCTCGACCTTGTCCTGGAACGCTTTGATCCGAAGCGTCGGCCGACGTACATCGACAATCGTTTCGAGAATCACATCGGCCACGGCGTACCTCCCGGTCGCACTGTGCGGCCTGGCACAATTCCTTCAGGCATGAAGTTGTCGTAGAACAAGTCCACCTGGGAGAAAGCATCTTGGTTGAGGACGGTCGGACCCTGAATGGTCGAGCCATTCGCGGGGACTTCCTCTGCGCCCGGGAGGTCTACCTTGCCACTGATTACGTCGTTCATCAACTGCTGCGCGTTACGCAGCAGGTACTGACCGTAACTGTTGGCGGTGTCCTGCGAACCGGGTGCTGCAATAGAAAGCATCAGACGCCCGGCCGCCACCATACTGGTCACATTCTGTAGCCAGTAGGCGGCGGCCTTCTGCGTCGGATCATTGGCCGAAACCTGAATTGGAGTGACGTACCGCACACCGAGATTCGAGTCCACCTCATTCGAGGCGGTCTCGGCAAGGCTGTCCCAGGTTACACCTGTAGGCAGCTTGATGTTCTGCACGTGCGTCTTAATAGCAGCATCAGTGCAGTACACTGCGCGGTTAGTCGGCATCCTTTATCAGGCCTTCGGGCTCGACGGCGGAGTCGGGGTCGAGGGGGTGCTCGACTTCTTTGGCTCCGGCTTCTTCTCTTCCTTGACCTCTTCGTCCTTGTCGGACTCGAGGGTTGCTCCGAACGAGCCAGCCTCGGGCAGCGGGGTCGCGCCGAAGCGTGCGTACTCGTCACGCTCCTCGTCCGAGTAGACCGGCTTGTCGGCCTCGACGGCGGCTTCGGGATTGTCGGGCCGACCGATGGCCAGACCTTCCTCGGTCTCGGCTTCGATGGTCACTTCGTTCTCTGCCATGATTCTCCTTGAAGGTGAGGGCGTCCAGCCAGGGGTCGCGGGGGTGAACCCTGGCTGGACGGGTTCTCAGCGCTGGCCGTAGCCGATGGCGCGTCGGTTCTTGTCCTGCATCGCCTTCACCGACTTGACCGGATCGGCGCTGGACTGCCCGCCGGTCTGCGCGCCGTAGGGCAGGAGCCCTGCGTTCGTGCCAGCGGTGCCGGGGTTCACTCCACCGCGTGCACCCTTCTTGCGGAAGACGACCGTGCTCTTGTTCGCCATATCTCCTCCTTAGAGATCGGACGGAAGCGTGACGTCCATCGTGTACGTCAGCTCCATGTGAGGGAAGAGGGGGAACATTTTGATGCCGGTGCCGATGTTCTTGCCCCACGGGTCGGTGGTGTCCTGCTCCCACATGTAGAAGCCCGCGCTACCGTTGCCCATGCTGTGCGGGCTGGTCAGCATCTTGCCGAGGCCGATGTCCGACGAGTCGTACTCGGCCATCGCGTTGTCGTCCGGCAGGAAGATGACCCGGTTCTCCGGCAGGTAGCGGTTGAAGGTCACCGGACCCTGCGCGAAGTCGGGCTTGCTGCGGTAGCCCGAATCGTACTCGATGAACTTCACGCCGGTCTGCTGCTCGACAATGTCGATTGCAACCTGCGGACCCCAGCCGTTGATGAGGTACGGGATGTCCGACTGCGAAATGCCCGAGTTGCTGGCGGTGCCCAGACCGGCCCGGAGGATGAACTTGTCCGAGTTGACGAGGCTCAGCAGGAACTTGTTCGAGCAGATCGCGCGAGTGATCAGGACGCCGTAGCGGTTGTAGATCAGTCGCTTGATCTTGTTGATGTCGCCGATGGGATCGTGCGTGGTGCCTGCGTAAGTGCCCGAGGCGGGTGCCTGTGCCTGCTGATCGGCGGGGCGCTTCCAGTCGACGGAGAACTTGATGTTGCCGTCGTTGTAGGCGATGCCGCCATTGCTGAGCGACTGCATGATCAGCCATTCAGCTCGGTTGTCGAGGCGGCGACGGCGCTCCTCGGTGTCACGCTGGATGCGCTGCGGAAGCTGGTTGACGTCACCCATCAGGGTGTTCGGCAGGCCGTACGGGCCGAACTGATTCGCCTCGGCCAGGAGCTGCAGGTCCAGGAAGCGCTGCACGTCGGCGGCGTCGTAGTGGTCCTTGAGTCGCCAGTCGATGATCGACGCACGGCCCTGGTTGGCGAGCCCGCTGTCCTTCTGGGCGAGCTCTGACTCGGCCGACTCGGCGATGGCGGGGGCCAGGCCGGTTGTCAGACCCTTGACGTACGAGAAGATGTAGTCGTCGGTCGGGACTTCCTTGAAGGGGAAGAGGGTGAGTCCGATGTGATCCTCGGGCTTCACGATCTCCTTGATGACGCCGAGTGCCACCTCCTTGCGGATCAGCTTGTCCAGCGGCTGCGCTCCGTGGGCGGACGGCTGGGGCTTGTTGAACATGCCCAGTGATGCGGTCACTTGTATGTCTCCTTACGAGAAGAGGATGTCGAGGTTCTTCTTGCCACGGAGCGCATCGGCGACCGTGTTGGTCAGGGCGACCCGATTGCCGTCCGCGTCGCGGATGGTGCACCAGGCCTGAACCAGGTGGCCGCGATTCAGGACGCCAGCCTCCACGTCGCGCTCGGACAGCTCCCAGCCGAAGTAGTCCTTGCAGACGCCGACCAGGTTGTCCGTGGTCGAGCGACCGTCGGTGAAGGCTTCGGTACCGTCGAGCTGGAACGGAACTACCTTGCCCGCATGGGCGCCGGAGGTCAGCACGGCGAGAACCTCGCCCTCCTGCAGGACGTAGTCGGGGTTGCCGTCAGCATCCTCGGCGACCGGGAAGGCTTCGTGCGAGATGGTCTTCGACTGGACCGTGTAGCTGCCGGGGTGCGCGTGGCGCAGGATGTTTCGCTTGCCGTGGACCGCGTACTCTTCGCGGCCCTTCACGAAATCAGCCATCGTGTATCTTCCTTCTTGTTGTGGGTGGCCGCGAACCTAGAGGACGAAGCTCGGGTCGAGCTGCTTGAGCTCCTTGTACGAAGGCTGCTCCATGATCTGCTCCTTCGTCATGCGGTTGCCCATCGAGTGCGATGCCACGATGGACTTCAGAACGTCGATCCGCTCGGCGGTCGCGTCAACCTGCTGGGTCTGCTCGGGGCTCTGCGAGAAGCCCGCGCCCTGCTTGGCGGTGATCGACATGGCCGGAATGGAGTCCATCATGGACTTCCACTCGGCGAAGCCTTCCTCGGTCTGCTTCTTGGCGTACTCGATGAACTTCGCCTCCTCGGTGGCCGGCACCTTGTTGGCGTCGATCAGCGACTTGACGTAGGCGACGCGCCCAGCCTCGAGGGACTCGCGCTTGAACTGCTCGAGCCCGGCGATGCTGGTCTCGAGGGTGTTGATGTGTGCCTGCACGGCAGCGAAGTCGGTGGTCGTCTTGCCGCCGATGCTGAACGCGAAGGGCTGCTGAGCCGGGGCGCTGTGGCTGCTCACGGTGTTGTTGTTCCCCTCGCTGCTTGCCTCGCCAGCGCCGGGGACCGGCGGGTTCGGGTTGTTGGGCGTCTGTCCCATGTCTTCCTCCAGGATGATGCTGAACTGATTCGCCGCCTTCGAGTGCTGAGACTTGAGCCCTTCGACAGCCGGGATGTCTACGTAGGCCACCCCGTACATGACTGGCCAGTACTCTGCGTTCCCGTTGGTGACGTATGTGCTGATCTCAGCGGAGACGTTCCGCCACAGACCGCTCTTGATGTTCTTGATCGCGTTCTCTTCGAGAATTTCGAGGTCTGCGAGCAAGTATGTGTAGGTCTGACCGTCGGCTGGGTTGACCCTCTCTTCCGTTCGGAAGTTGCCCATGTACCCAATGAGCTCGTCCATCGCATTGCGGACGGGATCGCTGAACAGTCCACCCCAGTCGGGATGACCCTTGCGAACCGGCACGTCCTCGAAGATGCCACGGCTGGACAGGAGCGCTGCGTGATCCACCATCTGCTGCAAGTGCAGGGTTTCCCACGTGTGCTCGATGCCCATGCTGTCAGAGAACGTGCCGCTCCGGAAGATCGGCTTGCCCTCGATGATCAGTGCATCTACCGTCCCACCGTTGCCCGACTTGTCATCGACCTTCTTCTCGTAGGTCTTGACTGGGGCGCCCAGGTTCCGAACGAAGACGCAGTTCCTGCGCTGCGCGGGCGATAGCGTTGCGTTGGTCATAATGTCACCAAACCTTACTGGTCGTTCGGCGGGTTGTCCAGCAATACCCGCGATTTGGATTTTTGCTCCGGAACCGGGGGAGCGCTCTGGCGTTCTTCGGCAGTGAGCTTCTCGTTTTTCACGAAGATGTTCCACCACTTACCGCACACCGGGCACCATACGGATATGGGTGCCGTGGTGTACACCTGCGAGATCGGACGCTTGTTCTTGAATGAAGCTACGTGAACAAACGCCCGACCCCTGCTGTTTCTGCCGTAGTAAGCAAGCAGCGGCTGTGTTCTGCACGTACACCTCAGTGGGTGTCTCGACTCTGGTTTCATGGCACCAGTCTTTCTATTGTGAGTCAATAACAAACCGCGCGCGGCATACCGGGAGATATGGGCGGGGTCAGGCGGCCGGGGTGAACTGGATTTCGTCGATCTTCCACTGATCCGTCGCCGGGGTGTTCACGAACAGACCCGAGGCCACCCGCGACCCGTGATCGTTGTCGGTGTAGGTCAAGATCGACGTACCGTCCAACGTCACCGTGATCGCCGTGCCGGAGGCCGTGATCACGAACTCCGACCCCGCCACCGCTGCCGTCCCATTCGGTGCGGTCGCCACCGTCGTCCACGACCCCCCACCTAGCCGGGTCTGCAACCGGGGCCTCGCATCCGAGGTGGAGGTGTTGTAGCCCAGGCGGATACCGTCGACCGGGAACGCCGACCCGCCCGCTGGGGCGTAGTCGGTGCGGAAGACGAACCCGTCGGTGCCGACACCGGGTGTACCAATCTTGACGCGCCAGGTGCCGTTCGGGGTGCCCCCCGCCGGGAGCGCGAACGCACCCCCGATATTGGCGAGGTTGCAGAACGAAGCGTTACCCACGGTGGTGAACTTGGCGCCGTTGAGCATGGTGTACGCCTGCCCGTCGGTCGTCAAGGTCAGGCTGGCGCCGTCGGTGCGGTTGAAGTTGTCGAACCATCCGGTGCCGAGTACGTCGCCGACGGCCCGGTTGCGCAGCAGCGGGCGCACCGCACCGGCATCGACAAACACGGAGGTCGCCCCAGCCCCGGCCACTGCATCCGGGACCAGGCGGCGGGCGTCGTATTCGACGACGTGGTTGTAGCCCTGCAGCAGTTCGATCGGATACCGGAATGAACCGGCGGTGACCGGATCGTGGATGGTGTTGCGTTCAGACCCTGAGGACGACACCGACAGCGCGGCCTGCATGGAGGCTCCGAGGTTGGTGACCCGTGCCCGCACCTCGTTGCGCTTGCCCGACACCCGCCCAACACCGTTGTTGTTGCCGGTGACGGCGGTCGTCTTGTTGACGGTGAGGTCGACGTCGATGAACGAGTCCTCGGTGCCGCCCTCCACGTATAGCAGCCGTCCGTAGTTGCCGGTCTTGGCGGTCACCACAGCCCGCACCTCGGCGCGGACAGAGTTCTTGATCGCCACCGACGCCCGCGCCCCGGCGGCCGGATACACGTCGTCGATGGAGACCGCCGACCCAGCCTTGCCGTCGGTGAGGTTGATCAGGTCGAGAATGCCCTCGCAGTTGCGGGCGAACAGTCCGTCGTAGGAGTAACCGCGAATACCCTTGAGGGCATAGGCGGCACCGTCGGCACCGTCCCAGGCGTGGCACTGGCGGATGGACACGTTGTAGTTGAGGCGGCCTACCGATTCGCGGTCGATGATGTAGATGAGGTGCGGCGGCTGCGCGGTGTCGGTGTCGTCGGTAGCGAATGCTTTCTTGTAGTTGCCGCGAATGTTGGACAGCGCCAGGTCGGTCACACCGGCCACCGACACACCAGTCCAGCAATCCACAGCGAGCACGCCGTCGACGATGATGTCGCGCAGGTTCGGCACCACCTCGGGGGTTTCGGTGAGTGAGGCGTCGATCCGCAGGGCGCGGTGGAAGCCGGTGGCTTTCATGTTGTAGACACGCGCCCCGTGTGAGCCGCCGTCGAGCCACACGGCGGCGAACCGCACGTATTCCAGCGGACCGCCCGAGCCGGTCATGTTCAGGCCGGTGCCCACGAACTCGAATCCGGGCCGGATGATGACGTTCGGCGCGGACACCTTGAACACCGCTTCACGCACCGACTGGTCGAACACGCACCGGCCCGGGGTTTGAATCTCGATACCGCCCGCGCCGCCGATGGTGACGGTGCCGTTGACCTTGATCGTCTCGCCCGGCCCGGTGGTGGGCAGGATGAGGTTCGTGCCCGCCGCGATCGCCGCATTCACCGCCGCCTGCAACCGGGCGACGTTCTCGGCGCGGGTCGCCGACGGCGACACCCCGTAGCTGGCGGCGAGGATCGCCCCGTAGGTCGGGGCATACGTAGCGTCGGCGACTGGTATGGTCAAAACTTCAGTCGGGATGCCCGACACCGCTTCTACCGCCTCGTCGCGCGCCTCAATCGCCTCGTCGCGGGCTGCGACGGCCTGGCTGCGAGCGATGAATACATCGTTGACCATTGGCGACGTCGGGGCTGCCGAGTCCGCTGGCGGGATGTGGTCGGTGAGGTCGATCTCCTGGCCTTCCAGGAGCTGGAAGGTTGCGTTCGGGATGGTGACGAATACGCCCTTGTATGCGAGGTTGAACACCGCAGTCCATGTGAAGGAGTCGGGCTGTACATCGCCGACGCTCGCTTCCAGCTTGATGTACTTGCGACCCTGCTCGTCAATCTGCGCGTCGGCGATGTTGACCTGACGGTTCATCAGTGCGACGGTGAACTTCGGAGTGGACGAAGGAGACTTCAGGTACGGCGCACTCGGCTTGAAGATAATCGTGCCGGTGATCGCGTCGATGTCTGGATTGTCGTCCTCATCGAGAGAGTCCATTGCGGACACAAGGCCAGTCCATGTGACCTTACCGTATTTGACCGGGTTGCCCGTTAGGCTAGGCAGAGGCATAGAGCTTCTCTCCTTCAGCGTTGATGATGCCCTCGGCGTAGGCAATGAACTCCTCTGCCGATGACCAGTCCAACTTTGCCGATTCGGACAGCACGCCGATCACGGTGTCGTTGAACACCGACGCCGCACGCCGGGCGTCCATGTGGCCCATTGCTTGTAGTTCGCCCGTCAATTGCCGATGGAATCCCGGAGCCGGTTTCCAATCGAGCAAATCGTTCCGCTTGTATGCGCGCTTAATCTGTTCCGCAATACGAGCGCTGATCTGCTTGGTGGTGGACCCCGGCTTGATTCCGTCCTGATCCTTCAATCGCTCAGGTCGACCGACTCGCCCGTCCTTGTTGCCGTTGTCGCCGAGCTCTTCGTCGTCCTCGTCTACAGCGTCTGGATCGGGACCGGGCTCAGTAACCTCTTCAATTTCCTCGAGGGTGAGGCCGATGTGCTGGCCGAGCTCGGTGACATCTGGCTTGACCTGACCCTTGCCGATCATCGCCTGGACGATTGCACGCAGGGTCTCCTGCTGCGCGGTGCCTAGCTTCCGAAAGCGGATTCGTGGGAGCTTGGCTTTGGGACCGAAGTTGTAGATTGCCATGTACCGCAGAACGTACTTGTCGATATACTCTGCCATGTCGCCCGCCACAGCGTTGAGCATCCACAGGTACACTTGAGTGTGAGCAACCCCCTGGTTAAATCCACCTGCATCGGCTGTCCGCAGCAGCAGAAGGGGCGTAAAGAGTGCAAGGCTCATCTCCTCGTCGAGGCGCGTCAGGTAGCGCTCAAAGTCCGCGCCACGCATCTGTGAGTTGCCGGTGAAATACACCGTGCCATTACGCCGGGCCAGCCAGGTCGCGTTCGCGGTGGTGGGGCACCAGACGATTCCAGAGTAGTCTACCCACTCGGACTTGAACCTGCCGCCCCGGTGCGACTGTGAGGCCTGGCGCGGATTGAAGTACTCCTTGCGGCGAATACTCACAACCCACATGCCGGTGTCGTTCGGGAACCGAGCATCAGGCTTCTGGTGATACAGCGTTGTTGCAATTCCATACAGAGTGCAAGCGTACTGGAATCGTTCAGCAGCCTCGCGAGACTTCTGCATCAGAGAATCCTGGCGCACGGTGTGGTTGCCATCCGCGTACACAAGTGACGTGCGAAGGTATGCAGCAAGCTGTGACTCTGTAAGGCTGTTCAGAAACTCATAAGACACAATCTTGTTTGTGTCCATAACGCCCTTGAGTTCCTGCATAATAGTGTGGTTCAGGTGGAACTCTCGAATCTCTTCGCCCGAGTTCTCGGTCCACTTAGACGACTCGCGCCACTGCGGCGACTTGATCGCGTAGTTGTTGCGATCAAACTTCTCAACCGGATCGCCGTAAAGACTCTTGAGAACTGCGCGAATCATCTCAGGATGACGACGCTGGGTGATTGTGCCGTAGTTCTTTGTCTTCTGGTTAATCCACCCCTCGGTCCAGAACCACGCCACCAACTGCACAAATGCGTCTGTGTACTTCTGTTCGGTTGGCAGATCGACAGGTGGCGCACACAGTGGAATGCGATCACCGAGAGTCAGGTCACTCGAGTGCCTGAACCGCCGATAATCTGAAGTAAACTTCTTTCCGCCTTTCACCTGTGATGTAGTGTAGCGCGTCGGCCAGCGGTGATTCTCGGTGGTCAGCGAAGAGTGGCTCGCACCTTCCATACTGAGCATGGTGCGATCCTTTGCCTCATGCACGTTCATCTTTTGAATCGGCTGCCACTCCGAAACGCCGAGATCATTGTTGAGCGTCATCACCTCGTCGCCAACGGAAACCTCGTTGTAGCGCTTCCACCCGCGGCGCGTAAGAATCTCCGTCTCGGTGTCTACGCACTCCAAGTACTCGACCTGGTAGTCGTACTCGGGCTGGTCATTCATTCCCTCTTTGCTACGCGAGTTCGGTAGAACGACAGCGCTGCGCGAGCGAATGTTTGAGAGGATAGTCGCCATGAGGTCATAGCCGTAAACGGTCTTGCCGTCCTTGGTGACCTTGTCATTGTAAGGTGCACGTCCGATCGGCACCGGCTCGCCGAACCGCTCGAAGTACTTGTTCTGGTAGAGGTGAATAAGAGTGCTGAAGAACCAAGGCTGGAATGCGGCACGCAGTAGTTGACGTCCCCTGTAGTCGCCGTTCTCCATAAGTAATGGATACCACAACGAGTTCTCTACAGGTATTTTGTAGGACGTTCCCCGCTTTGAGATGCCATCGAAAATCGGAACCTTTGGAGCCGCCACGTTTCCGTTCGGCTTGATCGCTGAATCAACATACTTCCAGCTAACCTCGCACTCCTCGGGGACAAGGTCTTTGATCTTGTTGAGGCGCAGCTTTCCTTCGTTGCTGTCGTTCTCCCACTCGACAGCGTTGGCCGAGAAGCCGAACGCGAAGGCAGTGGACATAGCGCGGACCAGTCGAGTCCAGATCGCCTCGAGGTTGACGGTGCACCACGCGGCAACCTTTGGGTCGTCGCATTCGACGCGCCAGTCCAGCTGATGGAGCATGAACGTCAGGACATGCAGGCTGGAACCGATCTGGTAATGCTCGCGCATTCGCCGGAAGTCTTTGATACCGAGCTTGGAGGTGTCGAACCCGATCACACCGCCACCTGGAAGGTGAATGAAGTCTCGACTCATCCCACCCCAGTCGGCGAATGCGTCGCCTACGACCGGCTTCGGATTCTTGGGTCGCCCCGCGTGCTCAAGGTACTTTTCCATCGGCTGCCCGTTTGGGCCGAGAAGTCCTGCGTTCACTATATCTCCTATCGAGCGGGGGATCACACTGGTGCGAAACGCCGCGTTGGAAGTTAGCTGGTAACACTACTGTACGACAATGGCCCATGTCTAGCATTGCGCTAGTCATGGGCCATTGCTCACAATATACGGTCCTCGTATCCAGCCGGACCTAACCCGTTGAGCAGTGTGCTGAAGTTAACGCCTCCAGCCAGCAGGTCGTTCTGCGCTCGTGCGAACTCCTCGAACGAGATGGGGCTATGCGCGTCGAGCGAAGCTTGCATAGCCTTGGGTGCGCCAAAGAAGTCGCTGGCGTCGGACAGCACCTCGGCCTTCTTTGGTGCGCCCGGGGCACGCACGCCCTCGCGCTCGATGGTGCGCGCCTCGCGTGTGAACTTACTAATCGACACCAGTGTATGCACACAGCCGGTTATCGCGTCGGCGACATCCTTCGATCCATCTTTCGGGTGGTCGATCTTCCTGCCGACGTCCTGAACCTCGGACAATTCCTTGTATGCAATGTTGATGAGCTTGGTGTCACCTCGGTGGTACGGCACCATGTACTTCGGCAGGTAGCACCGCCGATCATTGATGACTTCGCGCAGGTCCTCATAGGGCGCCTTGGTCTTATCGACGGATAGGTAGTCAGACTTGACCTTGTTCCTCCGAAGCTGCTGAATGAAGTCGAACGAGTTGAATCCGTCGATGGTAACCAGGTCGATCTCGAACCCGCGCTCGTCGCGGAGCTGGTAGATGAACTTGCGAATCTCTCCGAAGTTGATCTCCACTGATGGCGTAGCCTTGATCCGCAGCAGCAGGTCGAATACGATGACAGGTCGTTCCTCTTCGTATTCGTTTACCTTCTCCGGGACATGCGCCATTGCAAAACCGAGAGCATCGCCGTCTGGCGAGTAGGCTGTGTCAATATGAATGACCCTGCGGTAATCCCCGCCCAGATTGCCAGGCACGAACCAATCAGGGAGTACGATACGATCGAGTCGATACTCGGGACCAACAGGCGAATCGTACTCTGGGTATCGCTGGTGCCATAGCTCCTGGTTGTCCAGGATGAAGTCGGGCCGTGAGATGAATGGGTCGTCGACCTCTGGAGGTATTCCCGCAAGGTCTCGGAGCGCTTTAACCGGATCACGTTCGAAGCTCTTCCTGTACTGAGTCGGCACCTCGATGAGGTCTTTGTTCATGATGAGCTGGGCAGCTTCCTTCGAATACAGTTCACGCTTTCGCATGTCGTAGTAGAAGCTGTCGCGCTCGGCGGTTTCCCTGCCGAGCTTGATGTCGTTCTTGTCGAAGGTGTAGTTGTGCCAGCCGAACGATTCCCAGATGGTCATGCGGACCGCAACCGAGTCTGGGTCCTTGCTGAACTCATCGTAGTGCCGAAGCATGAAGCCGTTTTTGCGCTTCGCCTGTCCAATACAGATCATCAGGCCGCGGTGCTGGCCAGTCATGAAATCGGTGAACCGCGACTCGATGCGGCTCTCGATGGTATTGTAGCCAGCTTCAGCGTAGTCCTTCTGATCGGTAACCTGGTGGGAGTCGCCCTCGTCAACGATGCCGCCGAGAATGTCGTAGCCCTCGAAGGAGGTTTCCGCCGACGAGCCTGGCACGATCCAGATGTCGCCCTCGAAGCGCATCTGTTTCTGCATACGCTTGTTCTCTTCGGCGAGTGGTGCGTACAGCTGGAACCACTTGGAGTTCTGGATTCGCTTCTTGACCTTCTGGAAGATAACCTCTTGGGCCAGCTTCTCGGTGGTGCTCATCATCATGAAGCCGATGACCGAGTCTTCCGAGAGGTTGTAGAACTCCTTGGGATTCTTCAGGCACTTGATCCAGTGCACCATGTAGCTCAGCGCGATTGCGGCGTAGGTAGACTTGCCGATGCCGATTGCGCCCGTCAGCAGGGCGCGTCGCTTGTTGCTGATCGAGTAGGCGTTGACCTCTTCGCCGAAGGTTTCCACCAGTGCCTGCATGATGCCCGGGCGCACGTTGCGCTCGTTGAGGTAGCCGGGTCCGCAGAACTCGCGGATGTTGGCTGGCCGCATACGGAACTCGGGGTTATCCTTCAGCCATATCGCCTCTTCGAGGGCGGCGTTAGCCATCGACAACCTCCGCGTCTACCGCCTCGAGCTGCTTCGGAGCGTAGTGCTTCTGCATGTGCTCCTCGATCATCTCTTCGGTGATGTCGTCGCGGGATACGCCAGACTCCTCGAGTTCCTGAATGACCGCCATTGCGAGCGCGCGCGGGTCGGCCTGCTCGATGGCCTTCGCCTGCTCTGCCTGCGGACCGGCGTTGATCTGCACAAGCGGTCGGCCAAGGTTCGGGTTCCGCAGCTTGGCGAGCGTCGCGCCGTTCTTGAACAGGTTGTTGAGCATCTTGTCGATGTCCTTGTCGAATCCCGAGTCAAGGAACTGCTCGTCGTCAATCTTTCTCTCAACGCGCTCGGCCTGCTTCGACACGACAGATGCAAGCATCTCGACCACATCATCTGCATTGCGCGACAGTGCCAACTTGGCAAGTCGGCTGGTTTCTGAGCTGGGCAATCCACACACCTCCCCGGAACGATAGGACGGACACAAGCGCCACAGCGAGCATGAGTCACATAGAACTTTGTCGGTATCTTTAACCTTGTCGAGCGGGATTTTGACCCTTTCGTACGAAGGCATCGGCGCATACATGTCAGGGTTATGAAAGTCCGGCCTAGCGAATACGCCTTTTTTCGCATAGAAAGGCCCGGTCGGATCATCCCAATGATGTGCAGCGTAGCGGATCGCGGTGATGCAGTAAAGCAATCCAACGTCTTGATCGTACCGCACCTCGTGTGGATCGAATCCGAAGTACTCGATCTCCCATTTGTATTGAGGCACGTCCTCCAAGTGCACGTGCCTCCCGCTGGGTAGCACGATCTTCCCGCGCTGGAACCACCGCCACTCGTAGGGGTCGATGCACGCAGCGCTGAATCCACAGCCGAATATCAGTCCCATCGAGAAACTCTTTGGCTTGAGGAACAGCTCGCACTCGGGGTACAGCCTCTGAATCTTTGTGAGGCGCTGCCGCCGCTTGCTGACAAACCTGTCGCTACCGCGCAGGATGTCCTTGACGAACACGCGGTGCGGCTGGTTGGGCGAAGGCATGTCGTACCAGTCGGCGTGCTCGGTTGGGGTCCGCTCTTTCCAGGGAACCTCCACGAGGTCTTTGAGTTCCTGGAGATCGTAGTCCTGGAAGTTCCACACCGGCCAGGAGCCGAGGGACTCTTCCGGTCCACAGGTGTAGTCGATGAGCGTGGCGACGTGCGAGTGCACAACGTAGCAGCGCCACGGAAAGCCGCGGAAGTACTGACGCATGAACTCGCGTGCGTCGATCTTGTACTTGTGCAACAAAGAGAAGTCGAACACTACCTGCGATTCGCCGCACTCTTTCAGGTGATCTGCATACTTGAATGGGTTCTGCCACCACAGATCGTACCGGCGACCTTCGTGCATTTTGGGCATGAGCGAATAGTACCACGTAGGTTGCCAGAGTCTATGGAATCGGCAAACACGCAGCTCAGGGTAATGTTTGACAACGGTGGACAAATGTGTTACGGTCTACGGACCGCCACAACGACGGGCACAAACAAGGAGGGATACCTTGCCTGAGGTAAACGCCAGAGACGCCGCACTTGCCAAACTACTAGCCAAGCGCTTCGTCCAACGCAAGGATGTCAAAGCGGTACAGGTAGCAGACGGTGGGTACCGTCCGGTCAGAGAACCCTGGAAGATGGGCGACTTCATCTCGCACGTAACGGGCGAGCAGACCTTCGGCCACTACACCTGCGACGCAGATGGGCTAACGAAGCTGGTGGTGTTCGACATCGACCTCGACACCGGCTACTGCTCCAAGAAAAAGAACGACCAACCGCTGCCACCTTGCTGCGAGATTGGTCACGGCACCTGGGTTGAGGTGTCCGACGAAGACCTCGCCGAGGTCACAAGCGATGCCGAGTTCTACGAGAAGCTCAACATCCACCCGATCCGTCCGCGCGAGGCCTGGCATGATCGCCGCAGCCCCGCACGCCCCTGGCTCAAGTACCAGATGCGTTCGATGGTGGACTTCATCACCTCCGGCATCCAGAACCACATGCAGCTCGAATCCGTTGCTGCGTACTCGGGGAACAAGGGATGCCACGTCTACGCATTCTTCCCCGAGCCTATCGACGCCCGCATCGCCCGCAAGGCAGCTCTGCTGACCCTCGAGTATGCTGGCAAACTCATCTCACCGAATGCCGGGTTCGAGCCGGTGCACGGATCGAACTTCTTCAAGCACGCCGAGACCGATCCGTACTACAACTACCAGAACCTCACGGTGGAAATCTTCCCGAAGCAAGCGTCCATGAAGAACAAGGAGCTCGGCAACCTATGCCGCCTACCGCTGGGCAAGAACCTCAAGCATGTCAAAGACCCTACCTTTTTGATCGACCAGCGGCTCGCGCCCAACGAACTCAAGCCCCACCCCGACCCGGTCACTCTTCTCGAAAGTGGTAACCCATTTGCTTCCTAAGAAACATCGGTGCCGTGCCCCACTGTACTTCGGAATTAAGTGTCAACTCCAACGGGGCCATGCGGGCGCACACGAGTACGTCAACAGGTGGGGAATCCCCACCGTAACCTTTAGGTGGTAAGTATGAGCGAAGAAGAAGTCACCCAACCTGTTCCCTCCAGGGAGGAAGCCCTGGCTTACAAGGAGGAGCTCGGTGTGGTCCGCACTCGCGAGGAGGCAGAGCGCATTGCCGCAGAAAAGGCGCAATAAACGAATCCAGGTCCGCGTGCTCGCGGAGCGGGATTCCAGTGGGTACAGCATCTCGGTCTACGACCGAGCCGGCCTTCTAGCGAAGACCAGCTGCCTCCGCAAGTCCAATGTCGCTACGACCGCTACACTGGCTGCCTCGACGGCGCTCGGTGTTCCAGAAGGTCGCATTATGATCAGTCCTCTGGAGTACGCATGACAAACGGCAAAGCCTCACAACACCCGATCCTCGCCAAACTCATTGCGGAGGTCGAGCAAGAGGAGGCGCAAGAGCGGCAAGAGCAGGAACTCAAGGTCGTCGAGTCCGATGCCGTCGTACCTGACGAGTTCAAGGAAGCCGCCCCCGACGTCTGGAGCGACAAGGAGGCCTGGCGCAAGCGCAAGGCTGAACAGCAGGCCGAGGAGGACGATGCCCTCAACGCGCTCCGCATTCGCGAGGTGTACGAGAAGCTCACCGGGAACAAGGTCAACCCTAAGCGCACCGGCGGCAAGAACGAGATTCTCGTGTTCTGCCCCTCGAGCGATCACCACAACACCAACACCGAAGCTGCCTGCATCAACATCCAGAAGAACACCTGGGTCTGCTACGGTCAGTGCGACAACGGCGGCGGGGTTGTTGATATGGTGGCAGCCGCCAACGGCCTGGTCTACGGCAAGCAGAGCAAGGGCAAGGACTTCGCCAAGGCGAAGCAGATCACCCTCGAGCAGTTCTGTGGATGGGAGTTCGTCAAGGATGGTAAGGGTTACGTCGGCAAGTCGCCTGAGCGCCTGGCACAGGAGGCAAAGGAGTTCTCCGAGGAGTACGGAGTCCCCCTCGAGGAGCCTGCCGAGGAGCCTGCCGAGGAGCCTGTCAAGAAGAAATCCGCACAGGAGGTTGCCGAGGAGCTGGGGTTCAATCTCGCAGCGGTGGACGACGACCTTCCGGAGATCGGCCCGACGTCTTTTAGCCGCAAGGAGTTTGGAGCCGACTCCGATAAAGATGAGCCACACGCCGAGCCTACCCCAACCTCCGACCAGTCTAGTCACATCGCCGACCAGGCCGAGGCAAAGCCGGCCAGCGGCGATGCGGTTGGGGTGCACGAAGAACCCAGGGTTGAGTCTCCCGCGCTCGACCCTGACATCGACACTGCCGATCTGCTCCCCGAGATCAGCGGTGTATTCGAGAACATCCCCAAGGGCACCGCACTGTACGAGTACATGCGTGTGGTCGAGGAGATGAGTATTCCCAAAGAGTTCAGCCTGTTCCGCGGGCTGCAACTTCTGTCTCTCTCGGCGGGGCCTTATGTCCGCGGAAGGGTTGGTCGGCCTTTCAAGACCACCCTGTCCGTCCTGTTCGTCGGAGCCACCGGCGCCGGTAAGTCCCAGTCACGCAAGCCGATGAACCAGGTGCTCGATCATATCGTGTACAACTGGCTGCCCAACCCGCCCAGCGGTCGGCCCTACGGGACTCACACCGGAGTCAAGCGACTGATCGAGCCGGGTTCGGGCGAGTACTTGCTCCAGGAGCTCAGTCAAGAGGTCGAGGCCGGAGTCCCGTACAAGATTCAGGATGTGATGGCCGACCTCGAGGTTGACGAACTCTCGCGGTTTATGGGTAAGGGCGCGATGGTTGGCAGCTCATTGGTTGGCATCTTTCAGGAGATGGACAACGACCCTGGGCTCAACGCCGAGATCAGAGCCGGCTCAAGGTCGGGCGGTACGATTATCGCCACAAACCCGAACCTTGTATTCAGTGCAGGTGTGCAGCCCAAGGCGCTCCCGCAGCTGATTGGCCGGGGCAACATTGGCAACGGCCTGCTTGCTCGCTTCGAGATTGTTACAGGCAATAAGCTCATTGCGTCGGACCCATTCGATGACAAGATGAAGGACACTGATCACTGTCAGGAGCTTTACACTGACATCGCAGCCTACTACTTAGGCAAGGTGGACCCAGAGGGAAAGGGTGTTCGTAAGCTTGTCTACCTAGATGTCCACCAGTCCGCCCGCGATCTGATGCGTCAGTACTACCACACAATCGAGCAGTGGAAGCATGACGACGACATCAAGAGCCGGTTTGATCTGAAGCTGTTCAAGTTCGCCACCCTGTTCGCGGTGAACCGTAAAGCGGATCTCGTAATGCGCGAGGACATCGAGTGCGCGATGTGGGTGATGGAGTATCTTAACCGCTCCACCACCATCACTGGTGAGCGCACTGTTGTTACTCAGGGTGGAGAGATTGAGGATGCGATCACCAGCGCTGTCTCCTACTACACCGCCCGCAAGGGATATGCCACACAGGGAGATATAAACATGAAGGCCCGAGTCAAGAAGAATGGCTGGGACCCTGCAGACGTCTGGCGTCGGCTGGATATGCTGGTTGAGCGAGGCGAGATCGTCGTTGCGCCTTCGGAGAGTCGTCGGGGACCGAAGGCTGCGCGGTATGTGCACCCTGAGACCGCTCGCCACAAGAAGTACCCTACCGTCACGAACATCACCAAGAACAAGAAGGACAGCAAATGAGCACCGCCGATCCCTTTGCCAAGATCATCGCCAAGCTCGCCGCGGAAGTCGATGCCGAGCTCGCCAACCCAGAGATTGCGAAGCACAAGCACGGCCGACCGATCGGTTACCATGACGGTTGCCGAGGCCCTCTGTGCCTGATGCAACACCGCGAACGGCAGCGCCAGCCGGGGCAGAAGTCGAGCAATCCCTTCCGGGACGCCTACCTCAAGGTGCGGATGGAGGAGTACAAAGAGTCCCTAAAGAAAGGCACGCAGGTTGCATAAACTATAAACCGTAAACAACCATACAATGTACGGTTTGTAAGGTTTGTAAGGTTTTCAGCACCCCCGTCGCTCGACGCGGCGGGGGTTGTTGATCTTCTAGCGAAGAAAACTCTAACACGGCGATTATAGTTGTTAGCGTTAACTGGTGCACCTGACACCTAGTACCACACGAATACCGGCCAGCGGGTGAAAACAAGAACCAGTGCTGGGGAAATGCGGATAACGCTAAAACGCAAACATCGAAAACCGAAACCCTAACATACCCCATAACCGCAGGTCAGGACGTGTTTTTGGGCTAACTCCAATACGCTAACACAAATCGGGGGGCGCCGGGGGTGAGAGGGGGGCAGTACATACGGCGCGGGTACGGGTTGCCCGCGGTACTAGTACGGAGTAGACCCAGATGTACGATAAGTAATAGTGGTAATACTAAATTATAGTATTATTATTTATAGTTATTACATAACCGCAGGTCAGGGGCCTAAAAAACGCTAACAAACAATAACATACTCTAATCCTAGAACATACGTTCGTCTTTGACAATTATGACTTGATTCCTTTCCACTGGACGGACATTGGTGGCCGGAACATCGACATTATCTGCGCATTCTTTCCCTATTTTGAAAAGTGGTACTAGTAGGAAAAGTCTCAGAATTTTTTCGTACCGGGGGTGGAGCAGAGAGCTTCGCTAGCCGCAATCCCCTTTCCAAAGTTGCATCCCAGATTCACGCTGGTAAACTCGATTTAGTTGCAAGTCGCAACGAAGTTTCGGCCCACCGAACAATAAAGTTTCGGCGCGCCGAACAATAATTTTCGTTGCAACGTACAACGACTTTTCGGGTGACCGAAACTAAAAGTGCGC